CACATTCCAGGCACCGACAGTCATGCCAGGACGCACAATGATGTTGTCTAATTCCATCATGGCTTTGAGGTTTGCTTCTACCTTACTCCACACTGTGCCAGCACGTATTAGTTCAGCACGAGCTCCGATTTCGTCAATACTGGGCCATACTTCGATTTTGCCCGACTCCCATTGGCGCCAATAATCCAATACATTCTTGCCACCATATGTTAACGTACTGGCATTTGTGTTATAACTGATGCGAACATCAAACCGCTTGTGTTCAACCAGCATATCAAGTATTTGCCAATGCTCGGGCATCATTAGTGGTTCACCGCCTGCAAAATATATTTTCTCCACGTGGTTTACTTGTTCTTTTAAGAAATCAAAGTTAGTCAAATCATCAACGCTGGCAATATTCCAAACTTTATCTTGCTCATCTATCCACTTTAGTTTTTTGGCATCAGGCACCCATGTTGAACTGTAGCGTGGCCCACAACTGCGACATTTAAAATTACAAAGATTACTGAAACGAAAATCCCAGTATTTCAACTCCATTGTGTCGCATGTGCCGTCGGGCTGGGTGATTTTTGGAATTTCTTTTAATACATCTGGAAAGTCTCTAGCATGATGCACACGCCCACTTTCACCAGTTACACGTTCTTGATCAAAACATTTGTTGCAAATTGCCGGTTCAACACCATTGATCATGTCCTTACGAACAGACTTCATGTTATCGCTGTTCCAAATTTCTTCGATGGATTGCGTATTTAAATCACCAGCAAAATAATTGTGTGTACTGGTCAAACAACAGGGTATCACCATGCCGCTTGGCTCAAACGCAAGATGCATCCATGGCACAGCACATACCGTTTTTCTAAATTCGCTTATGTTTTTAATTTTGATTGGCATTGTTGTCCTGTGCATATAGTATTTTACTTATGTCGCTGTGTAAGGTGTCTTGAAAATTCCTGCATCGCTCTATGAAGGTACGATGATTATGTTCGAATATGGGATACAGCTCTTTCATAACTTCATGCAGGTCTTCTCGATTTATAAAATCTAAACTGGCCTGTATCGCTAGTTCAATTCGACGTTCGTTATCAGACTCAAGATCGTAACTTTCATCAATGTATCCGCTAAAAGTTTGATAACCCATGTCTCTAAGATATTGCAAACTGTACTGACCGTTTATTAGCACAAATGGTTGAAAATATTTTATGGGTTTGTATGTTTTTTCGCTAAAGAATACATGACTGACAAATGTTTCACTCACAATGTGCAAATAGCTGTGATAAAACTTATCTTCAAATTTGTCTATAATTATTGGATAGTCTAATGTATCTTGGTAATCCAAGGTGGTTGACACTCTTAAAGTCACGCAAGGATCTAAGTTTCCCCATTTTATTCTATAATTGGGATAATATTCTGTAAATTTATCAAATGATGCTTTTCTATAATTAGATCGAATGGAATATTCTGCATTAACAAAACTTAAAAGTCCGTGTTCTCGATATGGGTACAATGCTGTTACTACTGCAAACCTATGGGGGTGACATATCCTATTGAGAGAAATAAATTTATAAGGCCTGTGGCTATCCTTGAAAATATGTCCTCTACCTAAACTCTGTTCTTTTATGACATTACTGCTAAAACTAGATGGCTCCCAAGAATTAAAATATACTGATTTATAATGTGTAGACAATGTTGCATTACCTGTTACAAAAATAATCTTGTTATCGTCTATCTTATTAAAAGTTTGTAAATATTTTATTATGTTATTGTATAGATTCCAGCTGTAACCTTCCCCATGATGCAACATTGCTACTATACAATTGCCATGTTGCATCTCATGCAAGATCACATTTGGTATCCTTATATCCTGTACATGCGGAAAACCCGATGAGATACAAATGGGATAGAGGAATTTTGAGTTAGGAACTTGATTTACTATTTTAAATATTGATGACTCTAAGATTTCATTTTGAAAGTTATTAGAGTCATCAATGTACAATAATATTGGCGTTAAGTCCATAGGCTATCTCTAGCCTTGATAAGACGAATCATCATGGCTTCGTCTTCTGCTTCATACGCTGATTCAATTTCCTGTAGCAGTGCATGAGACTTATCGCTCATGGCTTCAAGTTCGGGACTCTTCTCACCGCTGAAACGTAGCTTGCCGCCATTGGCTATTCTGCTGGCTTCACAGTACTCGGTCCAGCCACTGGCATCATATGGATCAGGCCGATTTGGATAGGTCACAGTCCACCATGTGTAAAGTTCTTTTATTTCTCGGGCACGTTCTGCTTGGCCAGTAGGCTTGCCGTGGTTGGGATCAGTTTCTTCCACACCCCAGTCCGAACCCATGGTCAATGTCATTGCCCAGTCAAGATGATCTAGGCCTGCTTGTGGCGAACGCCATGTTCTCCAACGCCACCATCCACTGGCCCAGAATGGAGGATCGTATTTGGCTCTTGCATCTTTGTCTCCCCAAGCAATGTGACTCCATGCGGATTCTATTTCGACAAAATCCACCAACTCATTGAAAAGGCAAGGAAGGAAACGGTTGCCAACATCCTGCCACTGTCCCGGTTTGATATCTCTGGGATGAGCAGTAAGACTATGAGTGCGACTAACCCAACGGTTATTAATATAGTACTTGATATCATATAATTTCCTTACGGGCCATGTTACAAAATCTTGGATATGTCCCAGTGCTTCTTCCGCTAACCAGTAACGAAAGTTGTGTTTCATTTGAGCGGCTGTGTTCCAGTCGTCCCATTCTTCGGCTGTGCCGGCACTGAGTTTTTTAGTGCCGCGAATCCAGTCTGCAAAAGGAGTACAACTCCAATAGTTAGTGTGCTGTGCCATCTTGTATCTTATTCATTGAATGTATGCTGTTTAACGGCGCTGTGTACACCGCAAACTGTGTTGCCTCATGCAGGTTGGAGAAATACCGTGTTGTCAAAGTACCTCCCACCATATAATACCTAACTTCCCACATTATTTCCTATCCCCGAACAAGTGCAACAAGTTGATAAACAAGTTGATAAAGTCCATGTAAAGAGTTAAGGCACCTCGAATCTCCACAGCATCGTTGGTATCGTAACTGACTTCTTCTCGAATCTTTTGTGTGTCGTATGCGGTCAATCCTAGGAATATGATAATTGCTAGAGCAGAGATCACCATCTGCATTACCGTTGAACCAATAAAGATATTCACAATACTGGCAATCACAATAGCAATTAGTCCCACAAACATGAACTTGCCTAGACTATCAAGACTCTGTTTGGTAAAATAACCATACCCACTCATTACCGCAAACAATACGGCTGCACCCATAAATGCTGACACAATTGATCCCATGGTGAACACAGCAAAGATGGTGGCAAAACTCAGTCCCATCAGTGCCGCAAAGCCATGCAAGCATAACTGTGCCACGCCTTTACTAGGATTAGTGGCCAATACCATACTGACTCCAAAGATTGCCGCTAGCGGAGCAAATATCACAATCCACTTTAGCACACCGGTAAAAAAGAATTCCAGCAACTCCGGGCTGGTGCCCACAAAGTAACTGACCACCATGGACATAACAACAGCCAAACTCATGTGCCCATACACACGTGCCATTGCTGAGTTGATTTCGCTGGCAGAACGATATGACATTCCACCTGTATAAGTTGTTCCAAACATTTTATTCTCCTTTAATAAATTGCGCCAATTCAGGCGACTTCCAACCAACGGGTTTCAAAACTTTACCATCTTCACGTTTACGTACTTTGCCAGTTGCATGATCAATCTTGGCAAAGTTTGTCTGCATTACTTCTTTCCACGCACCTTCAGCATCTGCACCCATGCTATGGACAGCACCAATAGTAACAACTAATATATCAATCAGTGCATCTAATTGCTCTACCCGATCATCGGATAAAGTGGCTTCTAACAATTCTTGATGTTCTTCACTGATAAGTTTAACATACATTGCATACTGTAGTTCATTAAATGAGTCTACAGTTTGATCGCAAGCCCGCATAAATTTTTCTTGATCTCTAAACGGATTCATATTAAGCCATCCTATCTACATTTTGTCCCGGGCGATTTAGTTGCCGGTTAATTTCCATGCGTCTGGCTTCGTTGGCTTTGAGATCTTCTCGAACTCTTAGTTCTTCAACACGCTGTGCTTCGTGTCGTTTATCTAAATTATTAATTGACATCTGTCTATACATTTCATTATTGTATTCTGTGATTCTACTAACTGTCATAATTTTTCTCCTATTTCAAAGCCCCTGAATCTGAGGAACCTGGGGAACCGCAAACTAAACGATCCGTCTTGATTTTGTGTGACTGCGTCTGCTCGCACTTCCACAATCTGTCCAACGACTTCACTACCTGCACTCCAAAAAGTATCACGATCATTATCACTAAAACCACTACCCACATTGACCATAATTGATTTACCGTCGTCCACGCCCTTGCAGACCAATGCCCCAAGACGTCCGACATTTCTTCCAGTGCCTTCTTCCAGCGACTTGACCTCAAGACTAACTTCGATAAACGGCTTGAGCTTGAGCCAAGCAACACTTCTTTTACATTCATATTGTGCCTCTGGATCCTTAATCATAATACCTTCATAACCACCTGCAACTGCTTTTTGATTAATTTCTTTAAAACGTACTTGGCCGGCTTCCGTATCTAAATCAACAAGTTCGTGCCCCACAACTGTCACGTTAGGTAACAGGTCTTTATATGTTTTATGCCAATAATAAATCATATCACTTCGAGCAGCTTGATCTTTATTCCAAAAACCTTTTTCAAAATCCTCTAAGGGTAACACATCAAACAAATTAAGAACAGCATCACCTGCTGCTACATTGTCTTTACGATGAACTTGTTTCATTAAGTCTTGAAAACTGCTGCTCATAATCTCGCCGTCTAGTACAACATCTATATTTTTGTCAGTGCCGTGTGTTTTCACCACATTACTGAGTTGTTCTACAATGTGTGGGAAATTAGCAAGCTCTTTGCCATTGCGACTAAACATATCCACACGACCGTCACTACGTACAATAGTGATAACCCTAACGCCATCCAGTTTAACTTCGATAAGTTTCTTCCCTGCCACTTTAGATTCATGATTTGCACTATCATGAGCAAGCTGACAACCAAAAACAGGAATAGCATAATCAGCATATTTCTTCTCCACCACTTTGTTGATTGTTTTTTCACTAACACCGCAACGCAGATCTTTGATCAGTATGCGTCGATACCATCCATTCCATTCTGCCTTGGTGGCAGATGCCATCATCTTAGCAACAGTGTCACGGGCAAGGTTGCCGGTGAGTTCACGATTAACAAAACCAGTAATAATGAGACTAAAACTATCCCAATCCAAGCCATCACCATCTTCATCTTTTTTCTCCGGTATTTGTTTAAGTCCAAATGTTATCATAGGGTCTAATGCAAGTCGGCAACCCGCAAAGAATTCGTTATCGCCTTCTTGGGCAATAACTTCAATAATGGCTTCTTTGTTTAAACGACTTGGATGGCACTCCAAGTCCCAAATGTGGCTAGCGCAACGACTCATTTCAACTCCGTTAATTAACTGTTTATGTATGTATTATACAGTGTAATTATCAGTATGTCAAGTGTGTTGATGTCTTAAATGGCTTACCTACTTCAGCATATTCCAATTGTTTCATAATTTTGTGTTTCATTTGGCAAACTTTTGGATGAGCATGATCGTACTCAAATGCTTTCATAAAGCGCCCCCAACCATTTGGTCTAGCACGTTTTGGAACACGACTGTCCAAATACGTGCTGATAGCTGTGGTGTCAAAACCAAATTTATCAATCAGTTCCTGTGCTAGATTAAAAGAATGGGCTCCCATTTCGTCTCGGTGTCCATAGTACTCTTGCTCTCTGCGATCCTTGGCATAGTATGCAGTGCTTTCGTATCCAGGAATATCTTTGAAATTTCTAGCACGATATTGACGAGTATGAATGATTTCGTGAAGCACAGTGTCTGCAAAAACTGTGCAAATTCGACTCCATCTGTACTCACTGGTTTTCATAGTCAATGCATCGGGCGGACAGGCCAGTTGTATTTCAATAAATCTTTTATTTCCTGCATTATCCAAATAGCTGTGGTAAACGCCGCCAATCCAAATTTCACCTTTGCGTACAGGTGCAAATCGACTGGTTGTTACCTTTACAGGTAACAGTGTTTTGATGTGCTTGCTCACAAGGCTGGTGAACTGACCAATGGTGAGACGTTTATCCACAATTTCGGGTTTGAGATTGTGGAGCATTGAATACAGCATATCTCGATCCAACAAAGACCAGTTAAACGCCTTACGGGCCACGGCACACTCCTATACATACGTATTTATAGTGTACTAGGGCTTTCAGTTATATGCGCATTTTATGGGCGTTTTTCAATGACCTTATCAGCCAAGCCGTAAGCAACCGCTTCTGCGGCACTCAAAAACGTATCAAATTTCATAGCTTCGTACAGCTGAGCATATGTTTTTCCAGCAGTATTATGCTTGACATACAATTCGGTTAGGCGTTCGTTGATACGTTTGGATTCTTCAAAACCACGTCTTGCGTCTTCAAACTCCAGTTCCTGTACATGCACTGTGCCACGTGTGCCCGGAGTACCAGAACTAACACGGTGGATCATGGTGCGTGATTCAGGCAACACAAACCGCTTGCCAGCCGCACCCGCTTGTGACAAGAAACTGCCCATGCTGCATGCTTGACCCATGACATAGGTTGCTACATCTGGTCGAATAAACTGCATGGTATCGTAGATAGCTAGTCCTGCTGTAACACTACCACCTGGGCTATTGATAAACAAATTGATGTCTTCATTTCCTTGACTTTCCAAAAACAGCAACTGGGCAACCAACAAACTTGACGTGTGTTCGTTAACATCAGTGTCCAACATGATCACACGGTCTTTGAGCAAACGACTATAAATGTCATAAGCTCGTTCACCCTTGGGCTCACTTTCAATAACCATTGGTACCAAATTTGGCATTTTATTCCTTATGTCCTAGTAGTTTTATCATTGTGCGTACATGAACGCGATCTTTTTCTTTTTCATCTTCAGGTAACTCGTCATAAGGTACATGCTGTGCCGCATTGTAATCGGCCATAGGATTACGTTCCATCCACTTGATATGAATATACTCTGAGGCCTTTTCAATATCACGAGGAAATTTTTTCACAGCATGTTCCGCAGCCTGCCCAGCCGCAAGATTTTCTTTTTGCCAATCTGGATGTAGTTTGTTAAAAGGTACATTAATGTCACCTTCAGTGCCGTCGCTATTTTTCTTAATACGGGGCTTAGTTCCACTTGGATCAAAATTCCTACGCCATTCCTCGTGAGCCATGCTAGCAAATTGTTGTACAGCATTCTCTGCTAGCATAGCAGTTTCGACAATATTAATAAACTCTTTGATCATTGCTTGTCCAGCTCTTTGAATGCTTCAGATGAACGTGTGTTTTCGTTTTGTTCACGAACATTTCGTTCCTTGGCTCGACGCAGCACGTTTGCATCACCGGTGGGCAGTGCCACCAGCACAAATGCTGTGTACTTGTTGCCTGAACGAACCACAACTGGATTCTCGTCTACGTTCTTGGCACCGTATGTTTCAACCCCAGTCACATCCACAGCATTACAACTGGTCTTGGTGGCCTTTTCAATTCTGCTGGACTGTGTTGAGCCAGTTTCAAATTGCTTGGTGTTTGAACTCACTGTGCCGCCTGCACTGTAACAGATCTCTGTCAAGGCATTGGTACGAGCCAAATGCACAGCCATGTTGTAGCTTTCAGAAGTACCTTCTGCAGCTGCAAAAACAGCACTGTCGCTGGTGGGCAACTTGCCCATGAAACTTGGACGGCGCTTCAATGCCTGGTCAATGGATTTTTCTTTATACTCGCGTTCGTTTTCCACACGCTTTTGATAAACATCAGTTGTGCCGCATGCTGTCAAAAGAGCAACAATGGGTAAAAGTGTTAGAATTTTTTTCATCTCAGTTTCCTACTTTCTTAATATATTGACCTGCTTTGTTTAAATCCTGTCCCGCACCTTCTACAGCACCACCAATGGTGCCGCATGCGGTTAGGGTCATAACTACCAAACTCAAAATTATCATTTTCATTTTGCCATCTCCTGACTGTGTGTTTTAACTGTGTCTATGCCGTTGTCCAACATTCTAGCAATACCGGAAAATCCAACAGTTGCCAAAATTAGTCCAAAGACAGTGCCTAAAATAAATGCCTTCATAAAGTTGCCTTTCTATGTGTGTTAAACATGTTAGTATTATAGCGCATCAACTGTCCAGTGTCAACAACGAATTTCACCAATTAACTGGTATGATACTTGCAATTAACATTGGATTCACTTTTGAAAGTTCCACCAATATCCAAAAGAAGATTCTTCCTAGCACGTTCTCTTGCATAGTAGCAAAGACTGTCTTGCTGTTCTAGCCCAACTTCAGATTCTGTCAATTTGTAAGTTTTGCCATCGATATCAATTTCAAATTCCACAGTACACAAGTTCCTAGGGCCGTCCTTGCCTTTGACTTTGATTAGATTTTTAATTGGACTCACCGTGTGTTCAGTAACCAAATTGCTTGTGGTATTCACTTTGCAGCCATCCGGACCTTCGGGTATTGCCGCAACTTCCACAATAACTTCTTTGATTTGAACAATCACCTGTGGAGGTGCTTGATCACATGCCGACAACAGTAAGGCCAAACATATAATTGAATACCGCATATCAACTTTCTATCAAGTTACAATAGTGTTAGTATACTTGAATTATTTGTATTTGTCATCCAGTGTGACACTCGAAAGAGCAGCAATGGTTTGGAACTTTTCCCAAGCCAATTTGGCAGTGGGATTGGCCTCCAATTCACTATTGGGCAACACTGCTTCCAACCAAATTTCAGGCCGGCGTTGCGGTCGAGCACCAAATTTACGAGGTTGATGCATCTTGCCATCTTCGTACAGCATACAGCTCACACTGCGGAATTTGTCCTCATCGTCTTTGCTGTGGAAATCATAATTGCTCCATTCGGGATTACTCAGTCCTCCTAGGCAGTAACCCGTCCAAATTCCTGTCCACTGCACATCATCCCGTGGATCAAAATCTGTACGAGTGATCAATACCAACACATCATCCATGCTCACACGGCCTTCCACAATGTCCAATACACAACGGCTGTAGCTTAGTCCAATTTTCATTTGTTATCCTTTATGACCATGAGCCGGCTCTTTTCGAACCAGCTAACATTGTATTAAAATCCACCATGCAAAGATTTTCCTTTGCAAAATTCAAATCGTTATAATTATCTAAAGTGATAATTTCTTTATGGAATCCTACATTGATCAAATCTAGTTGTTTGTCTTTTTCAATTGATTCAATTACTGCTTTTGCTAGAATTTCATGATTGATTTTACAGAGGTGATTGAATCTACATTCCATTCCCTTCCATAGGTCTCTCATGACTTCTGTAACATTAAATGTTTTTTTCAATTCAAGTGCTTGCGCATCTTCTGTTAAACAGCCATGTGCTATGTTAAGATGTGGCCACTCTTGTGCGTTTATACTGTTGATAAATGCTGGTATAATTATGGGTTTACGCAGGTCCAGCTCTAAACAACGATAACTTATTTCACCCAATCGATGGCGTTGAAGACGAAGGGCTTGCGCATCTCGCCAGATTTTACTTGCAAAATTTTGACCAGCATCCCATATACTCCTGTCGGGTACAAATTTTCGCCATGCTTCATATCTATAATTAGAAAGATTACTAAGGTACGGCGCATTTTCAAAATACCAAAATCTGTGTTCACTGGTGAGCACAAAAACCAGTTGGTCGTGTTTGGTGAGATTTCCAGATTTGATCTGTTTATCAAACATGTCCATTTGCCAATCTTGGCAACAGCCCTCTATGCTGTTATTCAAAACAGAGTCAACTTGAAAATAGTTTCCTACCTGTACTGGCCAGAGATCAAATTGGCTAGTGGGATGTGGGAAAGCAAAGCTGTCGCCAATAACGATTAAATTACGCATGGTCATTTATGAAATTACTGTTTCAGGTTTATGAGTTTTAAAAACATTTTGTCCGCAACGCCTAACAGCGTCTGCCAGCACCTGCGGCGATTCTTCTGCAATTTCTTCCAATTCAGTTTGAGTCATTTCACTTTCGAATGCCCATATCTCAGGAAACCTCTGTGGGTTGGCCCGTGCCCTTAATACAGCATGTCTAGGTATAGGTAAGTCAATCTTCTCGTCTCCCTTTAGCACAGCCCAGAACTTTTTCTTGTCATATTCAGTTACATTAAAGATCCATTCAAAACCCACTGTATCAAAATAACACATGTATGCATTCATATTAACCTCTTGATGCTGTTTGACTACGGGTAATAGTGGGACCGCTGCTTTCAAAGTCCATGCCAGCACCACGTCCTTCGTAACACCGGCCATTCCATTTCATGCTGATCTTAACGGCCTTGTTCACAATTACATTGAGCAGGACCTTGTCTTCAAAGTCCTGCACAACAGCTTCAGTCATCTTGGCAGATTTTGCCATTTTGATTTGACACGTATCACTGTGCCTCAGTACTGTTGCCACTTGCGGCCTCCAATTCTAAAACACGATTGCGCAACCGATTGACTTCTTGTTCCAAACTAGCAATATGGTCAGCAATCTGTTGCATGAACACGCTGGTGTTTATGCCAGTTGTACGCAACAGTTCTGGTATGCTGAGCTGTGTTGAGTCTGTATCTGTCATTTAAATCTCCAATAAAATGTCGGGATTCCAACCACTTTGTTCACTGTAGCCGTCGTTTTCGTAACCACGTGGGTTGCACACCACACGAGTTTCGCCAATCACATAATCAAACGGCTGATGCATGTGTCCATGTGTCCACAGTTTAATTTGAGGATGATCCATTATAAATTCACTTAGGTCACTGGCATATCCACCGTTCATAAGTGTTTGACTAGCATATTGTTCACTCACACTTTTAAAACTGGGAGCATGATGTCCAACAACCACACACTTTTTGTCCTTGTGTTCTTGCACGATCAGTTTGATGTAACCCAGTGTCTTGTCATGCCTGATAGCAACATCCAGCGCACTCATGGCTGCATACTCACGTTGGTCATTACGAACAATACGAAAGTCGTTCATCATGTCTTTCATGGCATGCATGGTGAGTGGATCACGCTTGTTCATGTTGGTCCAAAGTGTTCCACCAACAAACACAACGTCATTGATAATCTTAGTATTTTGCTCTAACATATACACGTTGGGGTACTTGGCGCACTCGTCACGCATGTAGTCAACAGCCGCATAGAACTTGCCGTGGTAGAATTCGTGATTGCCCATGATGTAGATCACATGGGGAAACTGAAAACTGCAACGCTTGAAGAAGTCACGGAACCGTTGTGCTTTTTCCTGTCTGCTACTAAGCATTTCAAGCATGGCTGCAGTTCTGACATTTTGCTCTGGAAAGTCGTGCAGATCTTGAGCAATACAAATATCGCCACCTAGGATCAGTACATCGTAGTTCTGATCATTCTTAATGTTAATGTCACTAAACTCCAAGTGGAGGTCACTGACTAATTTGATTTTCATTTAAATCTCGTCGTAGTTTTCTTTAATAAATTTCTTTGCATCTGCTTTGGTAAGCCTGCCTGATTCGTATTCATCAATAGCATGTTGCAACGCTTCTTCAACAAAACTGTTAAATGTCATATCACGTTCGTGAGCCAGCTTCATGTATTGTAACAGATCTTCATCAGGAATATCAATCGGCAAGCTGACTCGTGTGTCGTAGTCTTCGCCTTCTTGAATAGCCAGACACTTTTGAAAAAAGTCGTCATCCACTTCAAGATCAACATAGTTGACATCGTCCCATGCTTCATCTTTGCTCACATCTCGACGCTTGGCTTCTTTACGATTCTTCTTGCGGAAGTCCGGGTTGATCATACGGTATGCACGATTATGCACATAGTCATGTGCCTGCACTTCATACACAGTTTGATCTCGAGTATCAAATGTGATTGTAAAACTGTGACCATCTTGCTCACCGTTCCAACTGTCTAGCTGATAGACATTGTCTCCGTAACATTGCCACATGTAGTCGCTACCTTCAGTAATTCGATAGCCAACCAATTCCATCCATTCTTTCATCGTAATCATTGTTCGTTTCCTTCTTCGTTATAAACAATAGACCTTGCCTCAGCATGTGCTTCGCACAAAGTAGTAACCCATCCGCCACCAACACGTTTGCCAGTTCCGCCACATTCTTCACAGGTAACACCACTCATGCTTTCTGCCATACGAACCATGCCGTCAATGACATCATCACCGCCTGTGTAGTAGAAACGCAGTGTGCCAAATTTCTCTTTGACTTGATCCAGGGTAACTTGCGGAATTGATTCTGGAACCTGTCTAAAGTCTCCAGCAATAATTTCTGCCAATCTTTCATCTTTGTATGCTTGACTGGTAATAGAACTATTCTGTTCAAAAAATAATTTACAATCACCTGCTTTAGCCTGTGTTGCCATTTCATTATATTCAATAGCCCAATTGCGCTGTTTTTCTTTCCAATCAATGTGATGCTGAATATTACCCATGAGCTGATCCAAAATATTGAACCAACCATCACCGCAAGTAAACCCCCAACACATACAAGTTTCCATCATGGGCAAATTACGGTTCACCATCATCTGCGGATACTTGGTACACAGTAGTTCGTCCAGTTCTTGTTTCATCACCAATTCTCCACGCCAGATATTTCTGTTTTGAACACACCATCCAAACCATTAACAGAGGTATGCACAGTTAATGTAGTAACACTACCAATACCGCCACTGTTGTCTTGCAGCAACTCAAATGAGATTGCTTCTGGAAACAGGTCCATGGTGTCTAAAATCTTAACAACTTCTTCTCTACATAGATACATTATTGTGCCGCTTTCACATAGTTGAGTCTAGTAACATCGTTTTGATGTTTCCAGTGTTTGGTGTGATCTTTTACTTTGGCTTTGACCAACACACATGCTCCCAAGTTAAGATTGGTCTTGTTCAACCAAGACACCATCTTATTATCTATTATAGCAGAAATATTGTAACCTTCAAAGTTTTTTGACTTGATTGCTTCAAGTATTTCACAATCTAAATCTTTCAAATTACTGCCAATTTCTCCAAGGTAACCTTCTGACACAGTACGGGCAACTTTTTTAATTTTGTTTTGTGACTTGTCTCGAACATAAACACTGGGTAAACAGGCCACATAACCAAACTGGTTTGTTTTTACCATGTCTCCACTGAGTATGCTGTTGATGTTGGTTTGAAATTCGTTTTCGCCTTCGATAGCTGCAAACAACAATCTCTTGAAGTATGTTTTAATTTCTTGAGCCAGTGCAACATCCTCCTCTGTGATCTTAAGTGGCATCGGAGCTTCTTTAGGATCAGCGGTCCAATTGTTTGGCAGTAGAGTACACAACATCAGCATCTTGTTAGGTTGTTTTGAACACAAGTACACGCTGTCGGATGAATAAACAGCTTCGGATTCTTTCAAGTATGCACCGTTGACTCGTTGTGCGGAGCAAGCCATTTCTAAAACTGTTTGAGTGGAGAATTCTTTAACGTCCATATCGCTCTCTGTGTGTAGTTGCTATACTTTGTATTTTACAGGAAAACGTACCTCTTGTCAATCGTTTCCAAATGATAATATACTTTTTTGGCCAGTCTTTTGGTGAGATGATTTATACCAAAATGCTCAATGTAAGATCTAAGTTGTGGGCTTGAGTAGTTTGGGCCAGTTCGCATTTTGCTCAAAACGCTTATCTTAGCCATTCTTCGTTTGGCACGTTCAGCATCCATTGTTCTCAACAGTTCAATTGCTATGCTGAATGAGTAAGCATCTAATTCGTCGTCGTTGGCAAGGTATCTCCAGTACGGAGCGTCACAATGTTCTTCATATTGACGATGCCCTCTTCGAATACTTTGGTATCGATGTCTAAACTCGTGTACAGTGGCATCAAATATTTCTGTAAGGAAAGCAGTTATTTGATGAGAACCCAGCGGCTCATCTCCTTTTAAATTATGATACACAATAACTTCAATGGCAGTGTCTTGATCTCGATCATTTTCGCAATCATAATAGGCCATGACATACCATTTGTCCGAGTCTAACGTTTTATCTTTTTTACTTCGGATAGCAATGTCAAATTCATATAATTTGAATGTGTTGCGGGTGCGACTTATCAAGTTTCTAAAAGTTGCTTGAACGGGACTTTGTTCTCGAACTCGTTTACATACATTACATACCTGTTCAAGAATCATGTTCATACTCACAACCTATAAGTTACGCGACCTTTTGTTAAGTCGTATGGACTAATTTCTAACTTAACTTTATCACCGAGGATAATTCTTATTTTGTTTTGTTTCAACTTGCCACCCATGTAGCAAAGCAAAGTATTTGGCATGTTTTCCACTTTTACTCTAAACATGCTGCCTGGTAATACTTCTTCAACTGAACCGGTCAGTTCAATAATATCGTCTTTAGCCATTGGTTATTTTTGTAAGACTCCAAGAGCCATCTCCGTTGTCGTTCCAATCAAGGGTATCTCCTTCCTTCCATCCTGCAGATTCTAAAAAGTCTTGGGGGAATGGCAGAATTAAATCTCCACTGCCATCTTCAGCTTCTTCCACAGTTACGGTCCACTTTGTTGTATTCATAATATTATTTACTCTGTTATCGATTATCTTCGTATGGAACTGGTCTCCAACCCAAGCGGTTTAAATCCAATTCAATTTCTTCAGTGACAGTACCTTCGGGAACATAGTTAGTACCATCAGCACCAGTTAAGCCGTTGCCTAGTTCTGCATTGCCAATGCCGCTACAGTACCAATCAATATAGTCGCCTGTTTCCTTCATGTCAGCAACAATACCACCAGCATGACGCCAGCTGCAACCCCAGTTTTCTTCCTTCATTTCAGGCCATAGATCTCGTCTACGCCATTCCATGTTGCACATTGCGGCATACAAGTTTTGCGCATAGTTGTCAGACTCTTTGACCTTGTTGCAAAGTTCTTTTGAGCCGCGCAGATCATACTCCATGTTGTTCTTTTGCCATTTGGGATCCACAAGGTTAGCTTCATCCTGTTTTCTGAAAGTGTTGTACATATTAACATAATCGGGATTGGGCTCTTTGCCCTCTTCCTCGCAACGTTTGATATACCCTTCTTTTTGAAAGGTGTGCCGTTCTGGACTTGAATTTATTTTGGTCATTTTTTATGAAAGTTACCCTGTAGGCAATGGCGTAGTTCATGTCCTAGTGTGTGAAAGTTTGCTCGGGGTGCTGTGACAATGGTACACTCAGTAAAACTGCCGTTCCAAAAACTACATGCTTCTATGCTGTAGCCAAATGCGCCTTTGCCACGTTTAACTGATTCTGCACTACACACGCCCTGCACATCCCGTGTTTGAATAAAAGAAATCTTAATCTGATTCGATTGGTTACGAGTCATGTCAAATTGTTCGTGTGGATCTTCATAGTACGCAAATGCGTTAACGGATATCAAAATTCCCAATGCAAGTATAGCCTTTTTCATGTGTGCCTCTGTGTAGTTAACAATGGTGTAGACGGTAGGATTCGAACCTACAAAGCCACCACTAAGGGCAAGGCCCAGTCCCTCCCCAAAGGGAGGAGGTATACCAAATTCCACTCACGTCTACCACTGTATTATATACTTATTTGTAAATACTGTCAATGAGCCATTCCACCATTCCATTTGAAAAAATTGTTCGATTTGGGCAACGCACCATGTTGATTAATCGATTATTTTCCATAAGTTGGATTTTGGGAAGATTTTGTAACTACAATTGCAGCTACTGTTGGCCATATGCTAGGTCAGATGTACCAGATCACCAACCAATCGAAGTGTATAAAAACGTTGTTAACGAAATCAAACGTCAGGCCCGCAACAATGGATTCAATCAATTTCATTGGAGTTTCAGTGGTGGTGAACCCACTGCTTACAAACACCTATTGGAGTTGACGGCACATTTGGACGATGGGCCATCTACTGCATATCAAACTGTACACATGACCACTAATCTGAGTCCCAGTTTGGCTTGGTGGCGGCGATGGGCCGGTGCCACCGCTATGCTACAACGTAGAAGTATAACAGCCAGCTTTCACGACGAGTTTGCCAAGGAACAAGAGTTTGGTGATAAGATTTTGCAACTGATGTATGATGGTGTTCATGTTACTATAAATCAAGTCATGGTTCCAGAAAAGTTTCACGAGTTGTATGCCAGACTAGAACGATTTGCCGCCCGTGGTATCAATGTGACTCTCAAACCGCAAAGCGATCCCACAGCCAGTAGATTGGTAGATGGATATACCAACGAAATGATTCACACGATGCAAACTAAATTCTCGCAACAATCCGATGGTGAAGAAACTTATCAGATAGCACTGTACGAGCAAGATGGTACTGAACATTTATTTGACCAAGCTGAGAGATTCAATGCATTTGGATTTAACAAGTTTGCAGGCTGGCAGTGCAACTCAGGATTTCAAAGTGTAATAATTAGAGGAGACCAAATAAAAAGAAGTTACAGTTGTCATGACACGCCGTTAGGCAATGTGTTAACAGGATTTAAATTGTTTGAAGATCCACAACTTTGTTCCACTCCAAGCTGTGTTAGTTCAGCAGATAGTAAAATTCCTAAAATTCGTATAATTTAATCATTTCAAAAAGTGACTTAACAGCGATTTGCAAATTTGGATAATTGCTTGCTTTAACAATTATCTTAGTTTTTCTAAAGGATGGATAGAATTCTTTTCCAATAATTCGTATATGATGCATGCCCGGACTCACATAGAATACTTTTCCTTGGTATTCTAAACCCCATTTATTTTTTACATTTTTTGTGATCCATTTATATGCATCAAGAAACCAGTATTCATCGTCTGTGATTTGAGATCCTATTCCCCATTGGTGAATCGCATTAGAAGGAATATTATTTAATTCCAAATTACTACCACACCAGTCAATACTATCCACTTTATGTAATATTTCAATCTCGTCTATGTTTACTACTTCGTCTGTAATTAGCACACCATCAATCCACTCATTGTTTCCTCGTAGTGCAGTTCCAATGTACCTGTTAGTTCCTGGCTGTAATTGCCAATGAGGCGTGCTAGATATTTTCCAAATGACGATAGGTTTGATTGGCTCATTCATATAAAAATAAAACCATTTATCCAATATCCTGTGCCTAGAAAATGCACCTGCAAAATAACCAAATAGATTGCTATCTAGTAGTGGTTTAACTTTGCAATTATATTTGTGTAGCATGATTAGTTAAAATGCGTTCTCGATGCCACTCGTCAGCCATGGGCCCAACAGAACTTTTATCAAAGCACGGCGTACCTAATGTGTAGTGCAATAATTTGGCATCAGTGTTTATTCCATATTCGTCTGGCAACCAATTCCATTCAATGGGCAAACTGCCAATGTCGTTGTCATCCAACCAACAAAACCTGTGTATGTATTTGCCACTGGTATTTTTTATATAAGTTTGAGTTAAGGTTAAATTTTTAGGATGACTACAATTCCAAAGTATTACACTACTCCAATTTTTACGTGGATAATCTAAATTTTTAGATCCTGTGTATTTGGTGGGAGACTTGGTTTTATAGTCATGTTTGACTACCATAACAGCTTTACGATCATCTCTTAAACTCCATAACTTACTGATATCGTCTTTTAAGATCATGTCGCCGTCGATATAGATTGCCCAACCTTGATTGTTGGCCAATCGGGGAACTAAAAATCTAGTGTACGTAAATGTATTACTGCCATCCAAATGATTTTCGCTGTAGCCGTTTAATAGATTCAAAGCTAATGGTGTTATAGCCACAGGTTCAGAACTATGTCTAATAATACTGTTTACACAAGTATGGTAAGCTATTGCTTCCTTTGTATCGTAACCTATAAAAATTGGTATCATGAAATATTTATATACTACTATTACTTGGTTAAATACAATCTGACTAAAAATATGAAAATAGATACCGAACACTTACACTACTGGATGCAGGCTATTCGTCAAAGCGAATCTCCTATGCGAACTATGGATGCGTTTTGGAGCGGACAACTTAAAAGCAAAGAATGGTTAATCGATGCACTAGAACTAGCAGTACATCCAAAAGTTGATTGTACGCTGCCCAAGCCGTTTTCTATTGATATACACGGCGGTTGGGTAGGCGTATTAGCCAGTATGTTATTTCAAAGCAGAATTCCTGTTGCCAACATTCGTAGTATTGATATTGATCTTTGTTGTGAGTCTGTTGCCACTATGATGAATAAAGGCGAAGAAATAGAAGGTAGGTTTTGTGCTGTAACATCTGATATGTGTACTATTCAAAGTAATGCAGATATTATTATCAATACTAGTTGCGAACATATTACACAAGAGAAATACAATGTATGGTTAAGCGGGATGCCAAACAATAGTTTATTTGTGTTACAAAGTAATAACTATAATATTCCCGAACATGTTCGTACAGCATCTAGTCTAGAAGAATTTAAAAATCAATGCGGGATTAATGTCAAGTGGGCAGGCGAATTGAAATTATCGCTGTATACTAGATATATGGTAATAGGTAATAACAGGTAATGAATCAAAGTCTTTGCTCACATCCTTGGAAGGCTATGGCTGTACGACCAAATGGCCTAGTTATTCCTTGCTGTAGATTTAATCAACAAGGATTAGACACTTATATAAATTCTGGTGATAATCTGCGTAATTCTGATATTTGGAAAACAATACGTTTAGATATGTTGCAAGGTAAATTGATTAAAGGTTGCAATAAGTGTTACGAGGAAGAAAAAATTGGCATAACAAGTTTAAGACAAACTGAATCGATAGATTTTAATCCTATAGATAATCAAGCACTACCTATTGAAAATTTAGAAATAGCATTTAGTAATTTATGTAATTTATCTTGCGTACATTGTTCAAGTTTTTTTTCAACTAAATGGTATTCGATAGATGTACTAGCAGGGCGTGCAACTAAATCTGCTATCTCAACACACTCAACTAGTTTTAAAGATTGGGATTTATCGAAGGTAACTAAGTTAAAAATTATAGGAGGTGAACCTATGATGGAACAAGAAAAATTTATTGAACTGATGTCGTGTATAGATTTAAGCAATGTAGTATTAGAAATTAATACCAACGGTACAATACTACCCAACAACACTTTAAAGTCCTACATTGACAAATGCAAGAGAGTTTATTTTTGTGTGAGCATAGACGGGCTTAAATCAGTTAATGACTGGTATCGTTGGCCCAGCAATTTTGACAACATAGTTGCTAACATGCAAACATATAACAAATGGTGGGCAGCTGATAAATCTATTGATCCTTTGTTTCACAACATACAATTAATGATTCATCATGTATGTAATATGTTTAGTGTAATTGAACTAGAAGAATTTATTGATTATGTAGAATCAAATTTGCCTGATTGGAGAATAAACTGGGATTGGATTTCTCATCCGCAATGGCAAACTATTGAGTCGTTGCCTGAAGAATACAAACACCAGCTGATTGAAAAATTCAAAATTGCTGCTGTTAAATATAAAGCAAATAAAAAAACTAGAGCCGCCAATCCTTACTTAGTTGCAATACACTATCTTAAAAATTCTGCACCTGTACAATGGGAACAAGTAAAACAACACATTGAAGATACTGCCAGTGAACGTAAACTGGATTTTTTTGCTATGGTTCCTAAATTTAAAAATATTTGGTAAATGAAAAAACTTGCAATATTTGGTGATAGTTATGCACGTAAAGATGCTTCTGACATAAATGAAAAATCATGGCCTGAATTTCTAATAGGATACGATATAACTAACTTTGGAGATGCAGGAACTGATTTGTGGTTTAGTTACAATCTTTTTTTAAAAAATTATCAACAATTTGATAATATCATATTCTTAATAACATCTCCTCACAGACTTACATTGTTTAATCCAAATGTAAAAATATATCCAAATCAGAATTATACTACTGCATCTATTAAACTAGAATCTGCCACAGGAGTAGAGAACGAACAATATAAACTTATTGTAGACTACTATAACTTGATACATAATAATGAGAAAGAAGAAAAATTACATCAACTTATGATAGACAGTGTACAACAACTTCGTACAGATGCAATAGTATATCCATGTTTTGATAATACATGGTCTAATGAAATACCATTATATTCTATTACAAAATTTGAAGATAAATTATTAGGGTTAGATAAAGACGCTCGGAATAATTTTTACCGCAAAGGTATCCGAGATAGTAGAGCTTGCCATATGACCGAAGCAAATAACAAAATTGTAGCTGAATTATTTCTTTCTAGGTTAAACGGAACAAAGTTGCCGCTAGGACAATTAGTTAATCCTGTTAATGATTTAAATTATTATTATCAATCACCATGGCATTAACCACTATAGGATTCTTTGGAGATAGCTTTTGTGCATTAGAAAATAATGAGCACAGTACTAAGCACGATTACAAAACATATATAGAACAGTTAGTATCTCATTACAATGCTGAGATTTCAAATCTCGGCATGGGCGGGAGTAGTGTTTGGGATTTATATTTCAATCAACTTTTGCCGTTAATAAAAAAGAACACAGTGCCTGACATATGTGTATTTGTGTGGACACACTCCGGTAAACTTTTTCATCGAACATCTCGTAGTTTGCATGCGTCAGCTGCTCTAAAAGGTTTTAACAAGGAAAAGTTTGATTGGTTTGCTAAAACGTATCCAAATGAAAAATATAATTTTTTTGATAAAGATATATATGAAGCAGCTAAAGAATATTACTTATATTTGTATGATCAAGAAAAAGAAGATGTAGAACATGTGGCCCAATTACAATACATTGATAATAATGTTTTAAATTTGCTACCTGCGTCTACTAAAATTGTACACATGTGGGCGTTTGGTTCTAGTAATTTTTCTAAATCTAACGGATGGCATCCGGAAAATATTTCATATCCTCATACGTGGAGGCATGGCGTTGCTATACATCCGTGTTTAATGTCATTATCGATATCTAATTACCCATGGCCTGTTTATCCTATTTCAGATGAACGTCCAAACCACCTCGAAGGTGATAAAAATAAGTTGGTATTTGAATCAATAAAGACTGCAATTGATACCAATAAAAGTATTGATATCACTCCTGAAGTCCTTAGGAGATGGACGTGAGTATTGTTAAAGTTGAACAACAAAGTTCACCTAACAAATTATTGATTAATTATGCAATACATAACGTATGTAACTACAAATGTTGGTATTGTTTTCCAGGTTCTAATACCGGAGAACACAGATGGCCAGATCTTGATGTAGTTGCCAACAACTTTATTCAACTTTTAAAGTATTATAAAACACACCTTAATAAAAGTCAATTTGAATTAAATTTGTTGGGTGGTGAACCCACCATGTGGCCAGAGTTGGGCAATTTCATAAAAATTTTAAAATTAGAATTTGGAAAAGATATACAGATCAGAATAACCACAAATGCATCTCGTACTATTCGATGGTGGTCTGAACACAGCCGATATTTTGATAAAGTACTTATCAGTTGTCATCCCAATGAAGCTGATGAAAATCATATAATAGCAGTAGCCGATTTGTTATATATTGCACCTGTGTATGTTGATGTAATAGTACTAATGGATCCTACTGTTTGGGATAGGGCTATCGATATAGTACAGAATTTGAAAAAAAGTAAAAAAACCTGGAGTATACAAACGTCTCAAGTTATACACAATAGTATAAAATATAACGCAGAGCAAACAACATATCTTGAATCGTATGTAAAACGTAGACCTAATCTATTTTGGTATTGGAGTACATCAAAAAATTTTAATTACAAAAATAAATTACATTTTGATAACGGTGAAGTTATTGGTATCAAAAAAAATTATTTGCTTTTTAATAATTTAAATCACTTTAAAGGCTGGGAGTGCAATATAGGTGTAGACAATATATTAATTAATTTTGATGGCCGACTTTCAGCTAATTGCGGAGAAAATTTATATAAACTTCCAATTAGTTATAATTTATATGATAAGAATTTTGTAAATATGTTTCATCCTAAGTTAGTTCCGACTATTTGTACCAAAGAAGGGTGTTACTGTGAACACGAAATTAACACAACAAAACAAGTTATTCCAATCAAATTAATAGGTTAAACATTATGTTTAAATTTAAAGATCTCAAACAAATACATCTTGAAATAACTAACAATTGCCAAGCTAGTTGTCCCATGTGTAGTCGCAACATAAGCGGCGGATTAGAAAATCCTCTGATTAAAATACAAAATTGGTCACTAGAAGATTTTAAAATTATAATGAATCAAGAAGTACTTGATCAACTTGACGGATTTTACTTTTGTGGTAACTTTGGAGATCCAATATTAAATAATGATTTAATTGATATGTGCCGTCTTGCAAGGGAAATTGCACATCCTGAGACTCATGTTTCAATACACACAAATGGCGGAGCAAGATCCACATCTTGGTGGCGAGAGTTGGCCCATTCTTTGCCTAAAAACCATCGAGTTGTTTTTGCTTTAGATGGCCTAGCAGATACTCATAGCCTATATAGAATTGGTACAGATTTTAATAACATAATTAAAAATGCATCGGCATTTATTGAGGAAGGTGGCATAGCCGAGTGGGCATTTATAAAATTTAAACATAACGAACATCAAGTTGATGCATGTAGAACACTTTCAAAAACACTTGGATTTTCCAGTTTCACGGTTAAGAATAGTATTAGATTTGTAGGACAAGCAAGAACTAAAGTTCTTGATAAAAATAGCAATATCACACACTATTTAGAACCAGCTTCAGATACCACTATAAAATTTATAGATAGGAAAATAATAGATTCTTTTAAAGATCTAGTGTCCACTGCCAAAATTGACTGCAAAGTTTTAAAGAGCAAAGAAGTCTATATCGATGCATATAAGAATTTATATCCATGTTGTCACACAGCCAGTGTACCTTATATGAGAGAGCAGACAAACTTCCATGAATGGGGAGAAAATGTACACAGTATAGTACAAACCATGTTGCTACAACATCATGACATGATTAACTATCTTGGTAATATGGATACTACCAAACGTTCTGTGAGAGAAATAATAGATTCTCCTGAGTATCAAACAGTATGGCGAGAATATTGGACAACAAAAAAGTTGTTCATGTGTGTTAGAACCTGTGGTGTTGGGCCGGGAATGGATTTTTCTAAACCAAAAGATCAATTTATTGAAACTACGAATACTTACCAATGACTGATAAAATTAAAAGTTACATCAAACTGATAGAAGAAAAAACAGGTAGCCCCACTTTTTGTGCATTACCGTGGATACATTTAGCTACTCGTCCAAACGGTGATGCCAGACTGTGTTGTGTCACCAATGCAAGCGGAGCAGCAACGGGTGACCATACTGTGGGATTAGTTAAAAAAGAAAACGGAGTGCCTGCTAATTTTGGCCGTGAAACTCCATTAGAAGCATTTAACAATCAATACATGCGTAGTGTAAGATTAACCATGTTGGAAGGCAAAATACCTGCAAGTTGCACTAAATGTTTTGAAGAAGAATCGAACGGAGTTGTAAGCAAACGCCTATGGGAAATGTATGAGTGGAATCGTGATGGTCTTGATTTCAAAAAACTCATCAGCGACACTGATGCTGCTGGTGCTGTTCCTCCAATCATTAGGTATTTGGATCTCAGACTAGGACATACTTGTAATCTTAAATGTGTTATGTGCAGCCCCCATGACAGCAGTCGTTGGTTACAAGATTACGATAAGTTGATTAAAAAAACTAAAAGTGTTCAAGTTCTAAAACAAGTAGGGTTTAACAAAGATACATTCAATAACACATGGTATGAAAAACCTGAGTTTTGGGATGATGTGTTTGAACAGATTCCTAACATAACACAATTGTATTTTGCAGGCGGCGAGCCTTTAATGATTAAAGAACATAGAAGATTTTTAGACGAAATTATTAAACGTGGGTACGCTAAGAATATCAGCTTGCGATATAACAGCAACGGGCTGTTTGTCAACAAAGACATCATCGATGTCTGGAGTCAATTTAAGCAAGTTCGATACGCATTTAGTATCGATGCTGCTACAGAGCGTAACAATTACATACGATATCCTGCCGACTGGGATGCTATTGAACGTAGTTTATGGCTAATGGACAATGCACCTGAAAATGTTCACTGTGCCATTGCTTGTGCGGTGCAGGTATTCAATATAAAACATATTATTGATTTCGCCAAATGGAAATTAAATATGGGTTTTAAAAAAATTAATAAGTTTAGTTTGGACGAATATGAAACAGGCGGCGGAATAATTAATCTTCATCTGTTGTATATTCCAACTTTTTTAAGTGCTAGGATATTACCGCAAAAAGACAAAGAAGAGATTGCACACGCATTTGCTGATTTTAAACAATGGTTGTGGGACAATTATAGGCAAGATGATAATTTTTGGAAGGACAATCCGTATGGATGGAAACGTTGGGAAGGTATCCTTAAATTTGTTATGGCCAACGACCAATCGCATTTATTACCAGATTTTAAAGAATATGTTACACACTTAGATTCCATCCGTAATTTAAATGCTAAGTTGGTATTTCCTGAATTGTCGCATATTTTGTAAGTGGTATATCAGCGGCACAGGTACAGAAATTACGATCACACGTAATTGGCTCAGTTGGAACACTGAACGTGCTGTTGTATATATTGCCAAGACTTCCGCCCACACGGCAAGTGGCTCTGTGTACGTCACCGTCCCAATTTATCATTAGACTTTCTATTCCTGCATTACAGGTCCAGCCGTTATATTGATTTAGTTTTAGTTTAATTACATCATTGGCATGACGTTGTTCCATGGCCTTGTCTTTATAAAATATAATAGTATTAGGTTGCACAGTGGCCTCTTGACTCTTGAGCCATTCTAAATCAAAAGGATTATAACGCATGTCATCAAACAAATCATGATCACCTTGTGTCCATCGTATACGCCTTAGGGTACTGGGTATTTGAGATTGCAACATCATAGCACGAACTTGTACTGCTTCATTCATGCGGTCATGATGGCACATGATCTGTGCTATGACTTTGATACTGCTCATATCTGCTATTTTCTGTACAGTGTTTACTGCACGTAACCACTCATACTCAAAGTGTATGCTAAACACATACTGATCCACTGGTAAGCTAGCATAAAATTCGTAGGGTATGGTTCCGTTGGTTGTTACACTGATCCACTGTATATTTTTATGTCGTGCATATTTTACTAGTTCGTCAAACTTGGGATGCACACAGGGCTCGCCTCCTGTGAAACTAAGCCGTATGGGTTTGCCCAATGATGCAAGTTGATCCACAACAGCTTTGAGTATTTCTATATCAGTATGCGGGCTGGTGTTATCGTGTATCTCACTTGGGCAATAGCTGCAATCGTAGTTACATCGTTTGCCGAGATTCCATTCAATCTTGATAGCATTAGCATGGTCCCAACGATTAGCTACTTTATACATAGTCTTTGAACTCTGGAGTAACATCAAAGAAACTTTGATTCCTTGTAACATCTAATCTGCGATTAAATTCTACACAATCATTCCACAAATGTGTCAAATCTTTTGCCAGTAAAAAGTTAATGATGCCGTCAATTTGTTTATAAGTTAGTTCTTTTAACATTGGGTGCTGTTTTACTAGATTAAACTCAGGTACACGTTCTCTTACAGCCTTTAATTTTGTAATTGCTTCTGCTTTAAGTTCACTGGGTAACACTTGTGCAGATAATACGTTTGGGTATTGTACCATATTAGTGTAAAATACAATACCTAACTTATCTAAGAAATGTTCAATCATCTTATCTAAGGTTAAAACATTACTAACTTGTACAGCAACCGCACCAACTATTCGATTGATATTGGGGATTGTTTGTATATCCCTAATGTTTTTTTCAACGACAGAAAAATCCCCGTTGCCGCGAATATAATCGTAAACATTATAAATGCCGTCAATGCTGACGTTAACGGCAACTGATCTAAAATGAGGCCAATATTCATGTATAGTTCTTCCTTTACTAATTCCTAATGTAGTAGCATTAGTAGCATACTTAATTTCAATATTTTTGCCGTAGGGCTTTAACATATCTAATATTCGATAATGTTGTGGATCCATTAAAGGTTCGCCGCCTGCAAATTCAACACGACGAAAGTAAGGCAAGTTCTTTTCTAAACTTGTCCACCAATTGGGATTATCTTCAAATTTGTCTAACAGCGGTTTACGTTCTAAATTGTGTTTATCAACTAGATCAAAAATAATCTGACCCGATCCTTTATAAAAATCTTTAATCTCTCCCCAGTCGTTCCAACTAGTGCTATCACCGGGATGACACATACGGCATTTGAGATTGCACAAGTTATTAAGTTTTAATTCCATTGTAGGAATTTCAAACGGCATAGTAAAATTGCTATCCATTTTGTTTACAGCATCAGGGTATAATGTAATTCTGGCCTCGGGGATTTTTCCAGCAATGTGGCGTTGTCTAAGACTTTCTACTCCTTGATCTTCTAATCCAAAACAAGGACTGCATTCAGAAGGCCGATCACCTGTAAGAACTTGTTTTCGGATACGCTTTATAGTTTCTCCGTTCCATATTTCTTCCAATGTATTCTGTTGTATATCCCCAATCGGATGGCTGCGACAACATACTTGTATAGCACCATCTTCTCTAGTTGCTAGGCCAGTAAACGGATGCATGCAAAATGTAGGAGAATTATTGTTCGGCAACATAACGGATTAGCGGACTTAGTCCCACTGGTTGGTTGTTGCGTAATGCAAGGTAAATGCTGGCAGTTGGAGTCAAATTAAAGTCTTTGCATACCTGATTGTAGATATTGCCGTATTTGTTCCACAAATAATCGGGCGGTAATTGACGAATAAAATATAATCCTATCATAGCAGGTGCCCGCAAATTCATGTTAAAGTCATTCATTATTGTAACACTGTCAGCAGTAGGTTGTCTAGTCCAACGTAGTCCTATCCTATTCCAACCTAGACCTAAGCCTTTACTTAAACTTATCCCTACACTTTTTATAGAAGGATAACTAAAATTAAATGCAACATCTTTACAGCATGTGATCCATGCACCATCTATATGCACATCGATTTTTTTAATAGTTGCTTCATTTAATAATTCCAACATGTCAGCGTGTGGTGCACCAACTTGCGGAAAAGGCATTGCAATAATTAATGGCGTATTTGGAATTAATGAGCCCACATCCTTAATATAACTTAATTTTAATCGTTCGTGGTATCTATAATCTCCACGTATTGTTTGTACTGGACCTTGCATATACAAGTTATCAATAAATTGTGTGCAACCATTAATAATATCTATGCGATTAAAAACTTCAAATCCTATCAAGTCGTTCAATTTACTCCTATGCAACCATGCTGTCATTTCAGATTTAAAATCAGTGTAGACCTTATTACTAATGTCTTTGTCTAATTTTCCAGAAAGCACTTCCTGCTGTAATTGTTCAATAAACAAATCTGATAAGGGTTGAGGTCTATCTGTTTCTAGCCACTCGGCACTGTAACTAGTTGCTCGTTTTATTCGTTCCATCTTCTATTTACACTATAAAAGTATCACATAAATATTTCATGTTAAATCCCACTAATTATACAGTTGATACAAGTTTATTTCAAGAAGCCTGTGATTACTTGCCAAAGCAGGATATGAAAACAACTATTAATCAACCAACTGGCAATTTCTTTTACGATCCATGGATTATAAAAAATGAATATAAAGGTACAGTTTGGGAGGTACTTTATAACTCGTTACCTGTCGTTAAAGGTGAAGCACGGATTATTATATTAGATCCGGGCCACTGCTATCAAGAGCACGCTGATATCGATGACAGATATCATCTAAACATTTTTGGTGACAGTAGTTATTTGATTAATCTGGTACAAGAGATAATGTATCCGGTATCTCAAGATGGTGTCTGGTATGATATGGATGCCAGTTTTATACATACGGCAACTAATTTTGGACGTAAGGCTAGAGTGCAACTAGTTGTTCGTAAACTATTAAAGAATAATAAGTTGTCAAATCCAGTAGCAGTATCACTAGTCACAAGTATGGACAATCCTAACCATACCAGGTTCCTATTTGATAATACGTTAAGTCCGTGGTTCAACGAAGCAAACAAGTTAGGTTTCATAAACAATTTTGCACAACACAATGTAGCAATAACATTTAACATAGAGCAGGATAAACTAGAATTTTTAAAAAGTATTTTACCAGAAGAATTTAAATTAATATGAAATATCTTTACAAGATAGATTACGTTGATGGAACACTTAATTCAACTAATTTAATATATGCTCCTTTGGTGAAAGATAATGTACTATGCATGGATTTTGCAGATAATGGTTATCACAAGAATCTACTCAGCACAAAAATTAGGGATTATTTTTTTGAACGCGAAATTTCTAATTTAGAAAAATTTAAAGACTATGTTTGGTGCCCTAAGGTATTAGACATAAAAGGAAAAAAAATATTTGTAGAGTTTGGAGAAGAAACTCTTAATAATATTGTTTTAGACAACACACGTGATATAGACCATGAATGTGTTAATTGGCAAGAACAAATTCGATCAATTGTAGACGATATTAACAAACAACAATACTATAAAGTAACGCTGTACCCACATTGCTTTTTTATACTGAACGGTACTGTTAAAACAATAGACTTTTATGGTTGTGTGGCATTTAAAGATAGAATGATGCCATTAGACATTATTAGAGAGATGATAGGTAAAGATTCTGTAGATAGGTTTAACGAAGCGATAGTGGGCAATACAATAGATTTTGAAATATTTTATAATAGATTATTAACACATCATCTGTTTAAATATTGGCCTAAGTTATTTTGAATACCAAACGTTAAACAAATACATGGGTTCAAATCCGCAATTAGCACCGCCATGCCAGGCTTTGCGATCACTCCACAAATATGTTTCTCCAGGCTTTTGATTATATAAACAAGTATCCTCTACTATAAGTGTATGCCCGACTATTTCAGGTAAAGCCTGTATGTGGCAATGATAACGTATAGCAGACTGTCCTAATAATGTCGCTTCATTATCTGTTACATCCCAATGCCAGGGTGCAACACATCCGGGATTTATTCTGCTGACCCATGCATTTGTGTATCCGTCGAGTCCTACAAAGTCTATAAATTTATGAACTATTTCTCTATCAAAGTTTACATCAGGAATAAACATATCCCAAGTTGCATTGCCACCTTTATCAATAGTTTTATAACCTGCAGATTCCCACACACCCGCAACTTCATTAACGCCGGGAGCCTTTTCATCATTTGCCCTGTGCCTTGGACCCACGTATGCTGGTTGTTGTGACTTGAGAGATTCTACCAATGCAGCCCAATCAACTCCTTGAAAGTTTCCATAATATTTTAACATATCAATAACTCTCCAAATGATCAATACCTAACTTCTTACGAAAATCTTCTGTAAACTTTCCGTCAATGCGTAGGCCATAACTTTGCTCCATAATACGTTCGCCGCCGTGCCAGTCAACATCGTTCCACCATGCTGCTCGAGTATTTAAATATACCTTGTTTTGTTTCTCTGGATCCCATATGTAAAATGCTTTTTTTGTGTTGGGACGTATGTGTATAAATTCGTTACGATGAGGTTTAACCACATCGATTCCATTTTTAGCATCCAAGTCTCTGTGCTCAAAAGGAATACCATCTGCTTCGCAATGGAAAAATATAACACGACCAATATCTTTGAAGATAGAACCGATCATACTTTCAATCCATTTAACTACATTGGGAAAGTGTTCAGCTTCAGGTGTTAGTTTACGAGACGCTGTTCGATCATCCCAACTGCCTTGCTCCCAAAGAAAATAGTATAGGTAAGGATCATACGCACCCATAGCCATTTTAATATAACGTGTAAATTTATTACGGACACGAAAATCATTAAAATCTCTGTACAAATCTATTCCGCCTTTTTTAATAGGATCATCATCCGGCAATGCTAAAAATTCTTCTATTGCTTTATAGATAGGTTTCCAATGAGGTTGATAGCTGGCGTTTTTAAAAGTAAACCCAGGAGTCATCCATGTTCCTTCTTTGGCAAATTCTCTTGCTTCAGAAAATCCTCGAATAATTTCCGGTTGCATGTGTTCAAATGCATCCATGTCTAAGTAAGGTTCCATATCATAATACGGACTGCCGTTTATGCCTTTGATCATATTTTCCTTTGATAATTAATACTATGAACTACGAATATTATTACAATAACGTTCCAGGCGATGGGCCGTCTCGTAACAATCTTATTTACACAAGTTTGATCAGTACTGATAAAAAAACATTTGTTCAGTGGTACCACAACGATGTGACTTATCACAAGAATCAAAATCAAGTTGTGGACGCAGCCAAAATGGAAGAAAAATGGTTGCGTGAAGTCAACTATCTCACACAAATGCGTAATAAGTATCCTGAATTAGTTCCAATAATTAAAAATATCGATTTAGAAAAAAAGAAATTATTTTTAGAGATAGACGGACCTGACTTTTGGGAACGTGCTGGATGCGATACAGCAAACTATGATAGTGTGTTACCTGACTGGCAGGATCAAATGTTAGAAATTATCCGGGCACACAAATCATTAGGGTTATACAAATATAGTATGCACCCCAGCAGTTATTTTGTAGTTGGCGGCAAACTCAAAAGTATCAATTATTTTTTCACATATAGCAAAAACGAACCGCATTTTAGTATTGCTGATGTTGAAAGTCACATTTACACAACTCGTCAACAAGAGATGAAAAAACACATTGCTACATTGGGAATAGCCTGGGATAAGCCGCAACCGTTTGCAGTAATGGAACAGTTATGCTGGGCAAGTTTTAGTACAAACTATCCTGCAGATTTTATAGAGAAAGTAAAATGTTTGAAGTGAGAAAATGGTCTCCTGATTTGGATCTTACAGAATTTTATGCTGTTGCTAATTCAAAAGGATTTGCAAACAACGCTAGCCAAAAAATGTTGGTTGATAGTTTAGCAAAAGAAAAAGAATGGTGTGTGTGGATACTTTATCATGACAATAAAGCCATAGGTAGCGTTGGTGCTCACTCATTTCCTGAAATGGGAGATAATGCATATCGTATTGCTGCACGTACTTGTGTGTTTACAGATATGATTTCTGGTAAGTATGGTACGGGATTACGTACTATAAGTGTTATCACTCAGCATCAAAATCCCACAGCACAATTTTTAATCCCTGCTTGTATTGACTGGGCACCTACCGGATCAAATTTATATATCACAAGTAATGAAAGCAGCGTAGGAACTCAACGCAGAGTACATCGTACATTTGGCCCAACTTTAGAAAAACTGGGCCAAATGAAACGTATAAAAGAAATTGATTATCGGGGAACAACTCAAACTGTTTGGCAATTGTTTCCTGAAGAGTTTTTAAAAGAACTTAATAAGTATGATAGATGGTGTTAGCCGATATACCAACTTGTTCCGTTTGAATAAACTGGTACGCTGTTTGATCCACCGCTGGTGTATGCTGTGCCAAATGTTGATGCATTTGCATCGGTTACAAATGCTCTTGCACCCACACCCGAAGTTGCTGCACTGGGAATTGCTGTGCCAGCTGCTGAGTATGTGGTTGTATTTAATAGTGGAGCATTAAACACTCCTGATGAATTAAATGTAGCTCTACGAAGTGTAGTTCCTCCTCCAGCTACTCCCAAGGTTATTGTGGATTTGGGCAATGTTTCAGATAATACAGCTCCTGCTTCCCAAGCAGAGGAAATTATTGCTGATCCTTGATAAGCGGTACCGTTATAACCAGCAATAACAACTCCTCCCAAGTTGTCGCCAGCAACAGTTGTGGTCGGTGATGCTGTTGTTCCTTTGCTGGCTCGTATACTTACAAATAATTGTCCGTTGGCGCCGCCTGTTATTATTCCCGTGACAGTTAACGGTACAGTGTTGGAAGAACTTATTGCTAAACCTTCAATGCCAGCACTAATCTTCTGTGCAGTAATGGTGTTTGATACACCAATAGTGATATTCCCAGTGATACTAATATTGCCAGTGCCAGCAATATTATACCCACTTAAAGTTAAGTTGCCCCCCAGTGATGGGTTGGTGTCAGCTGCAACTGATGATGTTGTGGTTGTTGTCCACGACAGACTTCCTGCGCCGTCATTCCTTAAGAATCCCAATGCATTTGGTGGCAACGTGTTGCCGCCGCTGGCTGTGGATTGCAATGTTTGACTGATGTTATCCCAAACTAGATTATTACCCGCCAGTGCTTCGCCAATGTTTCTGCCGCCCACTGTGGCTCCATCACCCACGTATAATTTACGTGAGTTGGTAACATAGATCAACTCGCCTTCATCGGGCGTAATAGTTAATCGATCGGTGTTTGTTCCTCTTCTAATTCTAAGCGACATGGGCTATCTCCAGTATTCTGTAGTGTATTTATTCAAATATACAGAAGCTCAAGCCACAAAAATAGGGCCCGTAGGCCCTATTTTATACCACTATTATCACATGGTGGGTCCGTTGCCACTTTTGAATCCAATACTGCCGCCTTCTGCTTCGATACGTGCAACGACATCTTCAAACAAAATAGGTGCAAAATCGGGAGTTTGTTCCACACAAACACAATGGTACCTAACATCGTTTTCTTCACTGTATAAGATATCACCTGTACGTGCGTCAACACCACGAGCCCGCTTCACACGATTTGCGTGGGTGTGTCCGTGAATGTTGGTACCAAACCGGCCCATGCTGTCACTGTGCAACGGAATATGACTTAATATCATTCCGTTCATCACATGGTAAGCCCGTAACTCACGAAAGTATTCACGATACTCATCATCACGGAAGATGTCGTGGTTGCCGCGGATTAACACTTTGTCACCGTTTAAACGAGCTAATGTCTTTAAAGCCTTACGGTTGATAACAACATCCCCCAAATGGTACACTTTGTCACTGGGCTTTACCCGCTCGTTCCACGCCTTGACCATGGCTTCGTCCATCTCATCTGGATCTGTCCATGGCCGCAATTTTGTTACCCCGTCATTTCGGGTAAACTTACATACGCCAGTGTGACCAAAGTGTGTGTCGCTGACTAAAAATACACTAGGCATAATGCCCTCCTTTCTTGTTAAGTATATATTATACTGCCAAAAGGAGAAGTTGTCAACCTGCGTTCCAAATCTCCTTAAAGCCTTCTTGTTCGGTGGGTTCTTCCCAGCTGGCAATCATGCTGGCAACCACATGGTCTGGAATTTCTTTCCCAGGCCGACTCATCAAACGCCGCACAAGTTCTTTATGTTCAGGTGTACGAAACACCACAGCAATATGTTCGTAGTCAGGCAGCATATGGAACTTACGAGCACGACTTTTAACTGTGGTACTGGTTTGATCCCAAATTATAGTATGACCGTGCTCACGTGCAAACACAACTTGTTCAACCATTAAGTCAATGGCTGTGGGCATGTAGTCTACAAACACTTCACTATAGGTCTTACCTTGTGCTCTTGCATAATCTTCCACAAATGCGTCTGTATTAACTATGGTCAACCCCAACGCCCACTCTTGATTTTTAACCCATGTACTTTTACCTGATGCAGGCACGCCAATTAGTTGATAGCATTTTGGCATTTTAATCACCACCCTTTAATAAAAATTTATTACTAATTGCCTTGAACGAACATTGTGCAGCCTTGCTTTTGAACACAACGCCTTCACGTTCACAGCCAATCATTCCCATAACTGATTTGCCTTCTGCAAATTTCAGAATACCGTCAATGCTGTTGATACCTAAAGTATCCAACAATTCAGCACCAAATGCCAGCACAGGCACATGTTTGATATCATGTTCCTCAACAAATGCCTTGCGTTCAGCAGGAGTTAGATATTTGCTGGTATCAATATCGTAGATATCAAACAAGAAAAATTCCTGTCCTTTCTGCTTGTACGGATTACCTTGGATACCTTCTCCAATCAACTCACCTTGTAGTGCAAGATTACGATTGGCACGCCGAAGCTTCAACTCCAACTCATTGCGTATTGCAACCTTCCACAGGCTGTTGGTTTCGCTGGGCTTGAGTTCAAGATTACGGCTACACACACCAAACTCTCCGTCACGCAGGTACACAGTCATTGAGCTGCCATCCAGCTTTTCAGTAACTTCCCATGCATGTTGTTCCTTGAGCCAGTAGTCAAATTCTTCTGTTAAGTTTTGAACACGTTCTTGGTCAGTCTTTTGGATCCAACCTGGGAACATGCCTTTGACTTCACCTGCTAACTGTGCTGGGATTGGTGCTTCGTATTTCACAATGCCAAGTAGTTCAGATACATCCATTCCCTCGTAAATTTCTCCAACCTTGTCTAGTGCAATTTGTCGCCAAAGCAAAAGTCCTTGGCTCAATTGTCCACGTAGTTTCATTGTACGTAGTCGTTCGCCTTTGACTTCATTGTACACACGAGGGAAGTTTCCTCTTGATAGAAATGGTGCTATTTCATGAGGGATCCACGAATCAATTTCACAGTACACTGCCAGATCACCAGCGGCATATTCACCCTTCTTTACCACGCAGGTCCATCCACCCACAACTGCACATTCAATAGCATCTGCATCCGGGATAGGACGCAGTGCATCAATCTTCCTAATGGTTGCTAACTTTCTCATGTTATGTTCTCTCTTTTTTAACGCGACCAATTCGGCTCGCTTTGTTCCAATCATAGGCAATGCCATCTGGGCACAGGCCATCCTTTACTGTGTCAACGCCAAATCTTCCAACAATTTCAAATTCACCTCCTTTGATAGAAACAAATTTATCAATCAATTTTGCATGTTCCATTGCGGAGTTCAAATCATCAAACTCTACTGCTACATTATTAAATATTACTTTGTACATGTGAGTATTATACAGTCAAAAAGAAACCCAGTCAATCTAAGCCAACTGGGTTCAGTGTTGTATTTTTACAACAGTCAGACGTTGTAGCGTGGAACCATCACAGTCTTAAGCATGATGCCTTCTGGAGTGAATTTATCCATGTCAGCGGCCAGCAAGCTGGTCATTATACTTGGGCTGAATCCACTCACCAAAGCCGCACCACTCTTGTCTGCTGCCACAGGCACGTTGTCTGAACTCTTTAGGTTCCAGAACACAATCTGTGGCATGCTGTAGCCAGCGGCTTCAAACTTGCGTTCGATCATGGCCATTGCACTGTCGTCATTCTTGACACATTGGTTGAACTGCATGTCACTCAAAATCAGCAACATCTTTGGCATGTCGCTGGCTGGTACAGATGCCTTGACCGCCACGTCTAGAATCTTGTTCATAGCCGCGTTTAGGTCAGTGCTCATGTCCCAATCGCTACTGGACATTTGGCTAACCTTTTGAACAATATTACCCTTTAGAGTAACAAGTTCTGGCTTGCTAGAGAAAGTCAAGAAAGTGTCCTTGAACACACCCTTGTTCTTGTCTGCTAGGTACAAGCCCAAGCTGACGGAAACATCCATGCAAGTCACATTAGTGTTCTTTCCTGCTGGGCAAGACATAGAACCGCTAACGTCTACGATTGGCATGATGCTGGCATCTCCAACGTAGTTAGGCAAAGCGTTCCACTGTGCCACAATGTGGTCAGTTTCTGTCTTGTCCAAACTTGAACGGTAAGAACCGATAACACCCTTCAACACATCATGTGGGAAGATTGCGTTGGCGTTAACCTTAACAGTCTTATCACCACTTACCAACTTGGCCACATACTCTGCAAATGCAAGTGTGTGACGGTTGAATGCCTTCTTGTATAGTCGAGACGCTACAGAAGGAACGTGACTGAAGTTGATGTTGTCCCAATCTCCTGCACACATTTGGGTTTCAACAACTGTGGTCATACCCACCAAACTCTTACGGTATTGCTTGGGAGTCATGCCAAAGAAGGCACGAACTTCAGCCGCGATCTTGCCCTTGCGAGGACACCACTTTGCAGCCAAACCGTTCTTGGCACGTAGGGCATCGCCCAACATGGCATAAGCGGCCGACTTCAATGCTGAAGTTTGGAACACAAAGATGTCATCCCAACGACCCACTTCTGGTATCTTCTTCAACAGTGCCAGTGCGGCATCTGGGTCAGTCTTTTCCAGGTGAACCAAAAGGTCACGGAATAGCTGACGTTCACCTGCACCACCACGCACATCACGTGCCCATTGTGCAATGCGTAGTGCCATGTCAGAATTTTCCACATAAGCGGCGGTGAATTCGCCAGTGATGTTCTTACCACGGCTTGCACCGATCTTGTAGAACAGGTCAACACAAGCCGAAGCTGTGGACTTGCGAGCCTTCATGCCATTGGCAGTACGGGCTTCTTGATTTTGAATTGCTGTTACAAATGCGTTCATTTTATTTTACCTTTACAGAATGTATTTTATTTTCGATTATAGTGAAATTTAAAGTTGCTGTTAACATTCTAAAACTTTAACAGGATCGTTGTCTACTTTTTGTTTTTATCGAGGAGACTTGTCGAAACTCCTCTATCTAATCCTATACATGCTGACAACCTTCAAAGCCCTTTCAGGCTCCAGCTGTCAGCATAAGATTAGCGTTCCATTGTAATATGTAGTTGCTGTACCGATCCTAAAACTTCTTAGCAAGTTTCCTTGCTATGCGACTATTATAGTACAAACAACATGTGTTGTCTATACATTTTGGTGAAACAGGATACATTTTTCTTCATTTGGATTGAAATAAAATTGCTGTTAGTATCCTAATAGGGGCCACTGGTTAGTGACACATCCACCATCTAGTTAGAATGAACTAGCACATGTTTGGAACAACGGGAGGGATTTGAACCCCCGGTTTTCAGGATTTGCAATCCCGTGCATTGGACCTCTCTGCCACCGTTGCATTAAATTTGCTCATATCAGCACAAGTGTACTTTTGGTACGAGTCTTTCAAGTTGTTGGGCATGGGAATTGTTTCAACAGGTACACCAAAACTTTTTGCCACATCCATAAAACTCATTGTGCGCCCAGTTCCCAAGTTCCACAAGCCACTAGGTGTATTATACAAGAAATCCAAGTGTGTGTCAACCAGTTTAGACACATGCACAAAGTCTCTTAGATAGTGTTCACTGCCTTCAAAAACTTGTATGCGTCCTTGTGTTTCAGCTTGGCGTTTGAATTGCATAAACGGACTGGCTTGGTTGCCTTTGTGTTCTTCACCTTCAGGACCATACACATTAAAATAACGGAAACCTTGTACTACACTGCCGCTGGGATGATCTCGCACATAGCGTTCGAACAAGTATTTGCTCCATGCATAAGGAGTACGTGGATCCACAGGAGCATCTTCTCTAAATGTACTGGTTAACCCGTAAACACTTGCTGTACTTGCGTATTGGAAGTTAACTCCGTACGTTTTACAAGCATCATACAGCTGGCGACTGAAATCAAAGTTCTGTCGCAACACTTTATCTATATCTCTTTCAGTTGTGCTGCTGATGGCCCCAATATGTATAACCCAATCTTGTTCCATTACGCTGGGAAAATTACCGTCGCCCCAATCGTATGTACTCACAGTGTGTCCAGCAGACTCCAGTGCTGTCAGCACACGACTACCAATAAAACCTTTATGGCCTGTTAACAGTATGTTCATTTTTGATTGTCGCCTTTGCCCACACGATAGTTGTCTTCCACACTGTCTGCTGTGCTGACTTCGATAACTGTGCCTTCTTCAACGCATATCAACTGATGCGGCTCCAACGGTTTGTTTCGCCAAGTGTCGCCGGGTTTGAGCACAGTAGTTGTTTGATCAGCATTTGCAGTTTCAATACTGGTCACAGTGAACAAACCGTCCAACACATACCAGGTTTCGTCTTTGACAGCATGAAAGTGCATGCTGAACTTGGCGCCCGTGTTGAACTTCATAAGTTTGCCACAGTAGTGTTCGTTGGTGGCCCAGATCAATTCGTGGCCCCAGCCTTTTGGTACTAACCCTGATAATTGTGTCATCCTATTTCCTCTAGTGTTGGAGCATAAACTCCCAAATGTTGCACAGTGACCGCACTCGCTGCATTGGCGAATGTAATGGCTTTTTTGATATCTCCAGTGTCAAGATACTGGTAAGCTAATGCAGACAAAAAGGTATCACCTGCACCAGTCACATCCACCACTTCTACACTGGGCGCAGCAACATCTATATCATGATGAACAGCACTGGCGCCTCGACTGCCTCTAGTGACAATTAATCCGGTGCATTCACTTTTAATTCTGCTGTGTTCTAATTCGTTAATCTTTACCCAGGCACCCTGCATACGTGCTAGGTCTGTTTTCTTAGTGTCGATAAAGATAGGAATACTCAATGCAATCAGCTCTTCGATTAGTTCGTAGCTGACTGTGCCTTTGTTGTAGTCACTGATTACCACAGCATCGTACACATGGGGGATTGCAGTTTCAAATGTGATAGGCGTTGATTCAACATCCGAATCAATACGAACAATCTGTTGTCGACTACGTTCGTCAAGGAGCCTAGTTTTGACACTGGTTTCACCATGCAAATAATTAACGTCACAGCCCAAGGCTTCTAAGTTGTTGGCCACATTACCAGCCATGCCAGCACGAGTTTCTGTGCGAGTAGGAACAAACACAGGAACAGGAGCTTCGGGGCTTAGTCTATCGATGGTACCATACTGGTACACATCAGTACAGTTATCGCCTATTAGCAATATCTTGAATTGTGTTTGTTGTTGAGTATTCACCGACTCTGTCATAAAATATCACTTGATCAACATGTTGTTGTGCCACTATACTTTTGCCCCGCCAGTCACTGCCCTTGACCATGATGTTGGGTTTGTACAGTTTAATTAAATCCACTAACTCTTCACGTGTGTTAAAGATCTCAACATGGTCTACACATTTTAAACTGTTCAGCATGAACTGTCTATCAGTTTGAGTGTTTATGGGACGAGTAGCACCTTTGAGTTCTTTCACACGAGCGTCGGAATCTATACAAACCAAAAGATAGTCACCTTGACTTTTTGCATAGTGCAACATTTCTAAATGTCCACGATGCAAGATATCAAATGTTCCGTTTACAATTACTTTGGTCATAATATTTGGTACCTGGACACGGTTTCGAACCGCGGACCCTTTCCGTGTAAAGGAAACGCTCTACCCCTGAGCTATCCAGGCAATGTTTTTATCGGTGGTACTTGGCCTTGTGATCAATATTGCGATCTCCGGGTTCGTTAAATTTGATCTTCTTCATGTAGCCAGCATCAAGTTTTCCTTCTTGGAACTCTAACAATGCAGTAACAGCTGAATGCAAGTGTTCAAATTTTTCACTGTCTCGATTCTGTCGACGAATTTCACGTGCTCTAGCAGAAGCCATGATCACAAGATTGAACCTGTTGCCACCACTCTGTTCAACACACAAATCAGTATCGAGTTCTGGACTACGACTTTGAGTTTTTTTAATCATAATTTACCTTAGTACCCTTTGTTAAAATGTTATTATACACAGTGTTTGTAACAAAGTCAACTTCAAAAATAGTACAAACACAAACTATCCAATAATTTTTAAAACTTCTAAAAACGTATCTTTATAGGATACATTTCGTTTTTCATCCAGCATTTCCATATTTTCAATAAGTTTTTGAAATTTGCCCGGAACTTCAGGATGAGATTTTAACAAACGAGTTATAATATGATCAGTTCCAAACTTGTCTTCAATATGCTTTCTCAATTGTAACGGAGTAGCATCTATGCCCCATGTACCAAAGCATGGACTAACTTGCAATCCAGAAAACTCATTGCTTCTGCTAGGCCATGATCTTTTTGAATGCCACGTTTCTAATTCTTTAAAATAAAAGATATTCATGGGATTAGCTGTAAACTGTATGTAAAAGCCCAGCTTGTCTTTTAATATACTATCATAGTGTAGCATGTTATGCTCTACTTTCTTCCAACTCAGTGGCCAACGTATGTAATCAAACTGCTCATTCATTCCATCTATGCTGAATGCAAGATCGACCTGTTTAAATGTTGACCATAATTCTATTAATTCAGAATCTGGCAAAATACTACCGTTTGTGTTATAGAACACTTCTACATTTGACGGGGTAGTTACACGTTTCAAAAAATCTACATTGTGTTCACTGAGTAATGGTTCTCCACCCACAAAATCCAAACGGGTAAGTTTATCAAAGTTAGTAAAAGATATTAACTTTTGATATTGAAGCGAATAATTTTTTAATTTAGCATTAGGGTTATTTTGTTTCTGCCAAAGACTACTAGAATGCGGCCCACAGATTGTACATGCCGCATTACATGTTAAATCGATCTGTACCGCAATGTGGTACATATCACCGTCCACTGCATCTTCTGGTATAGAAGTTTTGGCAACTTGTCTATGACTGACTCCGTATTGGTTTTGCTCGCGTCCAAGACACTCATGGCAATTTTTTTCAGTATCGGAAAGTACATTTTTTGTAAACTGTCGTCTAACTGAAGTTAGTTGTATTTTATGTTCTATAGGCGTGGTACTTGGAGCAATCCAACAGCATGGCTGATACACAATGTTGCCATCTTTTTCAAGGAAACGAAAAGAGTTACTTAGTTTTCTACAAAATTCATTGGCCATTTTTTGTTTCCTTGTTTTGGTTGCGGGACTTGGATTCGAACCACCGACCTCTAGGTTATGAGCCTAGCCAGATACCACTTCTAACACTCTGCGTCAACTTGGTGGAGGATAACAGAATCGAACTGTTACGAAGACCTTGCAAAGGTCCCAGGCTCCCATTACATCAATCCCCCAAACTTGGTCGGAGTACAAGGATTCGAACCTTGGACCCCCTGGTCCCAAACCAGGTGCGCTACCAGACTGCGCTACACTCCGAAAAACTGGAGCGGGGTGCGAGAATCGAACTCGCGCTATCAGCTTGGAAGGCTGAAATCCTACCATTAAATGAACCCCGCACACTTTATTAAAATACATTCATGGCTTTTGCTACGCTGGTGCCCTGTCCTTACTACCCATCTTATAGATAAGTTAAATGTATTTTAATAAAGTGTCCGGCCACTCACACCACATGAGCCCCGGACTGAGCAGTTACTCTGTCCATAACATTTGTTCTTCTGGAAAGGTGCTAAACCTCACCCAATGCGTTCCCGCCACTCTTCAGCAGAGTACGGATGGTCATGGCATTGAATACCCAGCACTCTCTATGGTGACTGCCCCACCCACTTTCTTAACGGAAAAAGTGTAATCCGGGTTTCCTGGTGCCCCGTGACAGAATCGAACTGCCAATACCTGATTACAAAACAGGTGTTATACCACTTAACTAACAGGGCCTATTTTAATTTATCTGTTTGATGTGTATGATATTATTTTTCACAATAGAAATTGTGTCTCCTAAATCATAACCTTTAGTCATGTCATCAAACTGTTCTTTTTTAATGTTTATGGACTGACAACACACCACTGTGTTACATGGATAACCAATCTCTTCATACCGGTGTGCTTTGAGTCTTTGAATAAACACTCGTCTTGTTTCTGAATCGTGTATTTCCATCAGTGTGGATTCCATCACATTGCCCAGCACAATGTCATTGTTGTCATCGTAGCAACAGGGATACAAGTCACCGTTGGGTGCAATAAAAACTTCTTTTTCCACACGCATTAACAATGGGCAATCCAGTGTGGTTTGATCCACATTGATTCTGGCTCTGCCTGAAGTGATCAAACCACGTTCAGCCCATAAACCACTTTTACTGTGCTTGATAAAGATGTCATCCGGCACAAATTTTCTAAGACTTTTCACAGTTTCTTCATATGTACTGAACGGAATCTTTCGCTTGTACTGATCCGGTTTGGTTTGCATAAACGCATTCACACTTACAGTGTATTCAAACGCTGTCATCACATTAATAGAAAAATCAAATTTTGGATCATACACCGCACGTAGTTCTAAAAACTTTTTTACATTTTTAATAACGCCAGCATAGCTGATACCCTTGACAGCTTTGTAACTCTTGGCATCATGTCCATCAATATTGACCTGTATGCTACTGAGCAGCTTTTCTTCCAGCAAGGGTTTTGCTATCTTTGCTGACATTAGGCCAAAGTTGCTCAACAAGTTAAGTGCTGTGTTGGGTAACTTGGCTCGGATGTAGCGCACAATTTCCAAAAATTCAGGATGATACAATGCCTCGCCATTTTCGCTGAGATGTATCATTTTGATTGGATTTGGAAACGCAGGATCAGCTGCTTCGTCGATGATCTTCTTTACCACATCAAACGGCATGTCAAAATTGTGTTTGGTGCCACGCGATGTGGGACACCAAATACAAGTGGCGTTACAGCGATTGGACAATGCTAGATTGATGCAATCAATTGACATGATTATTCCGCGCTGACAGCACTGGTGTTGGTGACTTGATAGCCACTGGCGCCGCGTGGTGCATTCTTGTCACGACTAGGAGTTTTGATAACAACCTCACTGCATAACTGTGCGTCGATCATGGCACGTTTCCACGCATTACGCTGTACTGGATCCACAATAGATGCTAGCAGGGTCTTTGTGGTTTTTTTCAATTTGAATGTCTTAGTGGGTTTCATGTTTTACCTTTTATTAAATTTGGCGGAACGAAAGAGACTCGAACTCTTAAAGCGGCTTTCACCACTCGACGGATTAGCAATCCGCTCCAATACCATTATGGGACCGTTCCAAATCTTATCTTGTTATTGCACGTATTAATTTATGCCAGTAATATCTCACACCTCGCCAAGTTGGCGCAGTATCCCAATTCCAGGCAAATCCCACTTCGTTGGGAATATTGCGGTATGCTTTATCGATAACTTCTTTGGGTGTCATACTGTTTTCCTTTACGCATGGTGCGACTGGCCGGAATCGAACCGGCACGCCTGTTAGAGCGAGAGATTTTAAGTCTCTTGTGTCTACCTATTTCACCACAGTCGCATTATTTGTTACTTGTGCTTATTATACTGCAAGTGTCACACAATGTCAACACTTATTTTGGCGTACCCACTAGGACTCGAACCTAGACTGACGGTTTTGGAGACCGCGATGCTGCCATTACACTATGGATACATTGTTGGCGGAAGTAGTAGGATTCGAACCCACGGACCCTTTCGAGTCTTCAGTTTTCAAGACTGCTGCCTTAAGCCATGCTCAGCCATACTTCCTTTATTTGGTGGATGCGGTTGGAGTCGAACCAACAGTGCCGTGAAGCGGGAGATTTACAGTCTCCTGGGGTTACCAGTTTTCCTACACATCCATATTTTGGCTCCCCGAGTACGGATCGAACGTACGACATCTTCGTTAACAGCGAAGCGCAACTACCTCTGTGCTATCGGGGAATTGATTGGTTGCAGAGGCAGGATTCGCACCTGCGATCTCCAGCTTATGAGACTGGCGAGGACGACTGGACTCCTCTACTCTGCGATAATTGGTGCCCTGGGAGAGACTCGAACTCTCAGCTTACGGCTTCTAAGACCGCTGTGTTTACCAATTTCACCACCGGGGCATTACATATAAAAACACACTCAAGTCCGCGGCACGGAAGGCACTATACCCGCAATGGTCTATGACCAGTCCTAATGTGTTTTTATATGGCGTCCCTACGGGGATTCGAACCCCGGTACTCACCGTGAAAGGGTGATGTCCTAGGCCTCTAGACGATAGGGACAAACTAAATTTTATATTTTTAAAGAACGTTGCTAGTGTTTGCTAGACAAGTGTTTATTATACAATCTCTACTGAGCAATGTCAACAACTTTTTTAAAAAATATTTGGCCGGCCTTGAGAGGATCGAACTCCCACCGCTGGTTTCGAAGACCAGAATGATATCCATTTCACCAAAGGCCGATTTGAGTGGTCCGGCGTAACGGAATCGAACCGCTATTAGGGGAGTAGAAATCCCCTGTATTATCCATTATACGAACGCCAGTGAACATGTATTATACTTTATTTACCGACTGATGTCAATGGTGTTGATTCCTAACTTTTTATTTTTGTAAGATTCCACTCTTGTTTTCATAATTCTGGCGTCGTTTTCTTCCTCTGCACACCGATTGAGTCTCGCCGTTAAATCTCCATCAATGCCATTTGATGAAATATTCCAGCAGTTCAATGTAAATCCGTTTTCTTTTTCATACAATTCTTTATACATTTTTTTTTGTAGTTCGATTGCTTGATTTATATTCATAAATTTATTTTGCCAAGGCAGTACAGTGTTACTGACGCCGCCGCGCTGGCCGCTGGGATTCCAGTTAATATCACTATCCTCCATCACAGTGTAACCATACTTTTTGTAATCTGCACTTAACTTAGACAGTGTATCAAACTCCCCGACTGGTATTTCTAATGCAAATGGAATAAATGATTGTCCCCTCCAGTTTTCTTTCAGCCAGGAGATTGTGTTTTCCGTTTGTTGTACAGTATCCTCTGGCAATCCAATGATAAAACTCATAGTTCCTCGATAACGTCCTTTGCTGGTAAAGTAGTTTTTAGCATCTATCAACCCTGCTTTGATCTTTTCAGGATCCATTCCTTTACCAACAACTTTAACTGACTCTTTATTAAAACTTTCTATACCATAAAGGTGGCCAAGAAACCCTAATCTAGACAATTCTTCTTTATCTTCTTTTCTAGATATCATCAAGTCTGCTCTAACAAATCCAGTAAACCAAGGTTTGAACGACATTAGCTGTGTTGCGTCGGCAAACTTGGTTATTTTTTCTGTTCGATCATTAAACGTTTCGTCTGCCACAAGATAGTTAGTAACACCAAATCTATCGTAAGCATCCATCAGTTGTGTGTAATAATCCGCGGCATCTCTACTGTAATCGCCCTTTACACCCAGTACAGGAAAATTACAAAACGCACATTTAAATTTACAACCTCTGGCAAACTCAATGCCCAACCACTCATCAGGACGAATGAAATCTCGGTCTTGATACTTCACCATCAAACTTTTCATTGGAAATGAAGGATACATTTCATTTCCGTTGATTAATTTTTTATTGAATATAGAAAACTTTGGAAGTTCGCCGTTGCTAAAAAGCCATTTCAGCAAAACTAACAAAGCATTCTCACCAAACCCTTGAATGTAATAATCTATACACTTCGATTTGAATTGCGGAGCAACTCCTGATCCTGATATTATCACAACATCAGGGTATTCAACTTTTAACCATGCTGTAAAGTCTTCTAAGATTTCACTCCATAGTGAAAACATGTGGCTGAATCCTATAAACTTTGTGTTTTTATCAATTCTTGATCTAGCTAGATCTTTAAACTCTTCCGGAGTCCAATACATAGCATAATCAATAATTTCAACGTCCCAGTTGTGTTCTCTAAGACAGTGTGCTATTCTGTATGCACCCACGGTCCTTCCTAGTTTTTCAGTAGATACATTGAATATCAAACATTTATACATCCTATATTTACATAAATGGTACCCCACCCCTGATTCGAACAGGGAGAACTTCTCCTTTTGAGAGAGATGACTTTACCAATTTGTCCAGTGGGGCATAAATATTTTTGTGAAAACACACGATCACATAACATCTCAAGGATTGTATTTTCATCTTTGTTTGTACCAAGGTGTGTGTTGCGTCATGGTACAAGATGTGTACGACAACACCTACTTTGAAATGCAGTACTTCACTGATGTCAACAAAGCATTGCGCTATATCAACAATCTCTAAATGGTACCAGCGGAGGGAATCAAACCCTCTCAAGAACGCTAATCTGGCGCTAAAAGTCTTATAAGGACTCTCTGACTGTCAAGTCTCGCTGGCATTGTTGTGGTCTCCTTGGCGGGAATCGAACCCACATTTACTCTTTAGGAGAGAGTGGTTCTATCCATTGAACTACAAGGAGATGTTTGGAGCGGGTGATCGGGATCGAACCGACGACAATCACGTTGGCAACGTGGCGCTCTACCAACTGAGCTACACCCGCATAAAAGATATTAGTAGAAAACACTAGAGGTTTTTGGTTCACGAGAGTGCAACTTGCCTACCCGGGCTTTACAGGCCCGCCTCATTTGTCTAGCAAACATGGAGCACCTTTACTGCCCAATCCAGAATCTTTGACTGTAAATCATTATTCTTTCAACAGCTCGCATGCAGTTTATAACTACCTTTTCTCCGCAACGTTCCGTGTTACAAATACTTGTCTTTTCAGAATGCTTGTATGCTTTGTGTTTTCTACTAACAACTCTATTTAATAAAATGTCAAGTTGTTTACCGCACAACCTGACAAAGCGGGGGTCTGTTGAATTTGTAAGTAGTGCTACCACATTATAAGCACCATTCACCCGAATTAACAAGCTCGAGCGGGATTCGGTAAGTCACTTAGGATACTAGTCCAGTTTGTCTCCGTTTCAGACACCACCCTTGCGAGTGGTTGGGAGTTGAACCCATCACCTTCTACTGCTTCGGTCCTTCGAAGAAACCTAGACAGAATGACATTCTCTTGCTGACACTTACAAAACTTGGAGGAAGAAGGAGGAATTGAACCCCGGCCAGCTAATGCCAACCGCCTGTTTTCCAAACAGGTGTAGTAACCATACTACCGCATCTTCCATGATTGGTACACCCTGTTGGAATCGAACCAACTTCCACGGTTCTTCAAACCGCCGCTATGACCACATCAGCTAAAGGTGCATATACTTGGTAGTTCCTGAAAGAATTGAACTTTCATCTGCGCGATGTCAACGCACTGTTCTTCCATTAAACTAAGGAACTAAAATCTACTTAGGGGTGACCACTGGGAATTGAACCCAGATAAGCGGAATCACAATCCACGACTTTACCATTAAGTTATGGCCACACCTAAGTAGATTAAAATTGGTACCGCCAAAAGGAATCAAACCTCTATTCCCACGTTCGTAGCGTAGTGTATTATTCATTATACTATGGCGATATATTTGGCAGAGGAAGTGGGATTCGAACCCACGATGACGATTTCAAAGACCGTTGCCTTAGGCCGGGCTAGGCGATTCCCCAACAATTTGGTAGTAACGGTGGGACTCGAACCCACGATAAACACCGTATGAAGGTGGTGCATTAGCCACTATGCTACGTTACCATAGAAAAACACACTCGGCTCTCCTTACAACCTTGTTCCTGTCAATTCAGGATGAAACTGGATGAACCCAGAGGCTCCCCTTGGTTGTTTGTATCTGTCAATTCAGATTGAAAGTGTGTTTATCTATGGTAGGACCGCTGGGACTCGAACCCAGAATTGGCAGATTAAAAGTCTGCTGTGATAACCATTTCACCACGATCCCATATTGGTCCCTAGCGACAGATTCGAACTGTCACCTCATCGGTTAAGAGCCGAGTACGCTACCGTTAACGCCAGCTAGGGTTAGTTGTATTAAATTGATTTAATGTGCCAACCCTAGACCAATACGGGATCTAGAGCGACACTAACGTTTAGCACGTTTCATGCTATTCTCCTTTGTTGATATTACGCTTTTGTGCTTGGCGTTCTGATTTCCAGAACACTCGTTTCCAATCTTTCAAATGCTTCCACCATTGTGGACTGCGTGTTAGAATACCTTGTTGTTTATGTGCCATAAAGTGACCCCCTGTACTGACCACAAAGATCAGTCCATGCTAGAATCTCTTTTTCATTTAGCTTCATTGATTCAATCCAAGACATAGATGTCTCCTTTATAAAACAGGATGCTTATTTTTCAATTAAAAGTTGAATTTTTGAATTTGCTGTTCGCATCCTAAAATTGGTGCTCTAACGTAGAATCAAACTACGATTCCTGTCATACCAAGACAGTGTTCTATCATTAAACTATAAGAGCAAAAATTGGTCTCTCTGCTAGGATTCGAACCTAGACCACACGGCCCCAAACCGTGTACGCAACCTGATAACGCTTCAAAGAGATAAAATTGGTGGAGGCCGAGGGAATCGAACCCTTCTAGACAAGATGCTTGCAAGGCAACTCCGTAGCCCACTACTGCCCCCAATTAAAAAACACATTCACCCGAATGGACATTGTCACCTCCGCCTGCTGTCGGAAATGTGTTTGTTGATTGGTACTGTCGACGGGTATCGATCCCGCTTCTCCACCTTGAAAGGGTAGCGTCCTAGCCACTAGACGACAACAGTGTAAAAAACAGGATAGCATTTTTGGCTTTTTTTCAAGAAAAGGTTTTTAATGTTTGCTGTTGCTATCCTAAACTTGGTTCCCAGAGCAAGAATCGAACTTGCGAAGACCGGTTATCAGCCGATTATTATACCATTTAATTATCCGGGAAAATTTGGCGGCTCCAAGGAGAATCGAACTCCTATTAATGGCGTGACAAGCCACCGTACTGACCATTATACTATGAAGCCAAATTTTGGTGGATCTTGATGGAATCGAACCACTTGCCGCCACCCCACTTGTTAATGGCTACCGGGTTACAGCCGGCAATGGGGGACAAGATCCATAACACACTGTTTCCAATGTGTATATTAAAGCATACTGATAACGCCACTATGTGTACTGCACTGTGAGCACAGCCGTCCCTTTCAGTATGCTTTAATATGACAGATTTTTCGCTCTAGAAGAAGAGTTTCATCCTTGCCACCGCCCGTTTGCTCCGTGTTTATAGTGCAGAGCCAGGACCTCGTTTCCTGTATGTTCACACTTTGCGGTCTACAACTGCTCTTGAGCAGTCTCGCGCTTTCTAACAGCTTGACTATACATCTTTGCACGTTCTGTCTTTTCCAAAATCATCTTGCGAAAATCTTGTGGAGTCAGTGTATGCTCACGTGTAAAATCAGCTTCTTGTTTCTTCTTATCTGTTTCTGTCATTTTTCGTTTTCACAAAACAAAAAACCCCAGGAGTTTTAATTCCCAGGGTCCTTGAAGTTTGCGATGTAAGTTTTAAGTTACACTACAGTCCTCCGGACCCTTGAAATCTCTGGTGTGCGATCATATGATAGACTTCCGCCATTAATCGATAACCAAAAACAGGCTATTACGCCTGCCAATTTGGGCATCGTATTAAACAGCTGATGTTTAAAATTTGATTGCATTTAGTTTCTCGTTTATCCTTTTGTTGCCAACAAGCACCATTGCCTGCTAACTAGTCCTAATTATAGTGCCTTTCAGCACACTTGTCAACAACTTTTGAAATCTTTCTTTGTTGTATTTTCACAACACTGTCCGATGCCTTGTTTGCTGACTTGTTTGCTGACTTGTTTCTATTGTATATCTATTTAGTCTCCTTGTCAAGACCCATATGATAATGTGGCGTTTTTACAACATTTATTTTAGTCCCAGTTCTTTACGAATTTTTGTGGCACTGATGTCTGTAACGGCGTCATCAAATGTTTCCTCGCCATGAGTATATCCCACGCCACGGCCCCAACCAATGTGAACAATGTTGGGAACAACTTGTATTTCGTATTGCCCTTGATATATGGGATCTAAATCACGCCGGATAAAACTTTTGACCTTTGCCACTTCAAATGGGTTTGATCCTTGCCACCCTTGCACATCACGCACTTGAATAACCACTTGTCCAGTTTTAGCTATCAGTCTTTCAAACAACGCACGATGTCCGTCATGCCACGGTTGCCAACGTCCCAACATTTGTACTGTTTCTCGTTGCCAATCAAATACAGGACGTCTACGATCAGCTAATATATGCTCACCAATAAACTCAGCCCATTTTTCGCAATTTTGTTCTGTAACACGGAAATCATATTGTTCAGGGGGAATAAATGCTTTGTTGGTATCTTCGTAACGGCCTTGTTTGATAGTGTCTACCCAGACGGTCCAGTCTGCTTTGAAGTTGTTGCGCATTTCAACCAACGGTGCAACAAAGTCACAAATTACAAATTCACCTGTACACTCCACAGCAAACTGAAACATACGTAAACTTTGACGAATACGTCCTGCGTTTGAAAAATCCCAATCGTTGTGCTTTTTACGAACATCATCCGCATTGAACCAATCAACTCCTACCCGCATAAAACCAGGACCTGGTATACCTTCATAGGTCAGCACACGCTGAGGATTAATTTTCATCAAATCCCCGTTGGTTTCGAGATATTTTTTAAGTGCTTGAGCAAGGTATGTTTTACCTGCACCCGGCAATCCCATGATTAAAATACGTTTTGTCATAATTTTCCTTTAAAATTTATAATCAAATCTGTCAATGTCTTCTTTGAACACAGCTGCTACTATGTCTTTGGTTTGTTTGTTGTAAAACTTTTTATAACTGGGGAGTTTTTTAGGTAAATCCAATGGAGTTTTTGTGCAAAAATAATCTTGTAATGTTTGAAAATCTTCTGCTATAGTATTATCTTTTAAGATATAATTCACAGTTTTTGATTCACCATCTTGCACATAATCAAACCATTTGCACATGGGTGTTGCCAGTGTAAACCAAAATTTATCAGTTGGTTGCATTGTGGGCAAACTATCAATAAACTCGTCAAAGCTATCCAATTGCAATAATTTCAAATACGAATCATTGCTTATTTCTTTCATCTTACAAAGCTGTGTGTACGCATAACGCATACGTGCCCACGGATTAACTACTATACTGATTGTCTTTATTCCCGGGTATATATCATCTACCTGTTCCAACTTCCAAAATTCAGTTTCAATTTCTGTATCTCGTATGTATCTAAACTTTGATGAGGAATTATTAGCAAACCAAAATTTAACACAGGTACCATAAAACACAAATGGTGGGAACATTGTGGTAAAAAAAGAATCGTCAGTTTTATAAGTCAAGTTCATGAAAGGCGTCCGTGGTACGTTGTGTGTAAAAATTGTACAATCTAACTTTGGCAAAGTCAATGTTTTTGATAAATCTATGCTCGTGTTGTTTCCATAATGCTTTGACTTTGGCGTTGTCCGTTAGTAATTCCATATTGGACACCACAGCTTGATGTATTCTGTCAATGGGATTTTCAACAGTGTCGTAACTGTGATCTATGATATCGTCAAACATGTCCATGCCCATGCCGCGTAAAAACGCCACAACACCTGGACTGGAAATCAATACAGGAAAAGATTTTCCGTAGATGCTGTTCAGCGTTTTTTCTGTTAGATTGAAACAGCGTTCGGTGCAGGATGTTTCTGTAATAATTTCCACAAATGTTTCTCGATAGTAGTGTATCAAACTATTTTTAAAGTTATTGCCGTTGGCACTGTTGGGGTAATTGCCATTTGTTTCTCTATCTGCTGGCAATGCAATTTCTGTATTTTTTAAAAGGTTAAATCCGTTACATAGCACAGTTTTTATAGTTGCTTGTTCGGCAGTAAATTCCCATTGTACGTACTCTAATAAATCTGACATGTTGTCTTTGAACATGCAACTGATCAAGCCCGAGTTGTTTATATCCAATCCATACAATAAGGAAGCAAGCACGGCTCTATGGCTTCTCAATCCTCTATTGAGGCTAAGGTAAGTGTAAGGGCTATCGAAATTTTTAGTATCCAAGGGTTCTAGTTTTTCATATTCTGCCTTGTGGTTGGTAAGATCACCGCCCCATGGTATAATCTTAACACTGGGATTAGTTATGTAGTAATCCAAATTTTCTAGACTTGTAAAAATAATAAAATGTTTGTCTGGGTAATAGTCAAACATATCATCCCAATATGCTACCAAATCAGGTTTTTCATCCTTCCAAGGATTAAAATCCGTAGAAGTCAAATGATCTTTGATCCCTAGAATTACTAATTCATTCTTTATGTTATTCATTAATACATTTCTGTATAATGCTTCGTCTTCGTAAAAGTAAATTTTTAAACTATCTATAAGACCTGATATCCTTACATGTTTTGGATCTACACAAGCTGACCACATGTAAAATGCATCTTTTGGTTGTTTAACAGTTCTCATAAGATTAGTGAATAATCTAAGAGTATACGTATCTCCAGATGGGCGTTTCAATACATGCATTATCTTTCAAAGCCCATGTCACTGTAAAATTTAAGGTCTTGAGATTTTAATGCATTTGATATTATTTGTCGATCTGCCTTTGAAATATTTTTAGAAAATAATTTAAACCAACTTTTGTCTTTTGAAGATACTATATTGTGTATTGGTACTAATTTATCGTTTTCAAAAAATTGTTTAGTACCATAAGTGGTAATTGCGTATGCATCTATTTCGCCTGACATCAGTGCCAACATTCCTTGAGATCCACCTTTGTATGCCACATCCAAACACCTCAGTGTTTTTTCGCACACTGTTTGCTGTGCCTGATGGCTGTAAGTTCCAACGCCGCCGTGTCCAAAAACAATTTCTCTTGTGTTGGATAAATCTGCTAGTTCTCTAATACTTTTAATACCAGATTTTTTAGAAACAAATAGCGTGTTTGTAAAATAACCTGCATTGTACACTTCATCCAACGTTGGATATACATCATGTTTGATTATTTCTGGAGTTGACATTATCAGTGTGGGTTTATCGCTGTGAAGTACATAATTATAACTAATAACATGGGCAGCACCTGCTTTATTAAGCACAATAAATTTTAAAGCTGTGTCCTTTTCTAATTTTTCAACTAGCTTACGTGTAACTGTGTCATTAGGTCCGCCTGCGGCTGCTGTTACCACAAACTCAATCGCTGGTTGAGCACTGACATTAAAAGTCAATACTAAACTTGCTAGTAGGATTAACATTTTCATGGTAATATTTAGTTTCATAAACTACTCACTTAATATTATTCCAAATAAGACTAGAGTATATACTTTCTAGATTTTATAATTTTATATCTAGTGGGCAATTTATCAATATCAGTTATGATGTTTTTATGAACAAAATCTACAGTTTGTGAGAACACGCTTTGCTGCAACAGATTCATTTTTTTATAAATCTGTATTCTTTTTACCATATAAGTTGGCTGAAAAAATCTACTGTCTATAAGTTTATGCGTATTTAAAACAACATCTTTGTATCTACCTATCTCTGTGGTATCAAAATTTTTAAAAAAGTAATCATTATGAGAGTGGCTTGTGACTGAAACATAAACCCCGGATGGCTTTTTTTCATAGAATAAGTTTTTTACATATGTAACATCTTCTGAATATATAATATCATTTATTAAATTCAAATATACTGGACTATGTAGGTCACGTTGTGCAATAATTTTTTTAATTTCTTCAGATCTTAAACATGCTTCTTTTATTAACTGACATTGCTTTACTATTAATAAAGGAACATCTGGAGTCCAATAAAAATATTCAAAAGAAAAATTATCGTCTGCTGAAGTCAGTTTATTTTGATTTAATTTAGGCCGTTGGTTCATTTGTGCCACACTATCAGAAAAAGAACAATAAAAATTATTATTTTCAATAGAGAGGGGCGGCTTATCAATGCCAACTATGAAAGCTATTTTTTTATTTTTTGTATACAAAGAGTTCCAAAATTTATCATGAGCGATGGTTGACGATATGTACATATAGCTTGGGGATAACCAATTGGATGTATTAAGATCTATATCTAACTTATTTTCTAAGAAAGTTTTAGTAGAATCCATAATGTTGATGATACGAACTTTGGTTTTTGAATCTTTTAAATATTTTTTTAAATACGGTATTGCCGCTAACTTTGTCTCGTTCCAAAAATGTGGTTGATTTTTATCGTCTTCCGGGTTAAACATTACAATTTCATCTAATCGTATATTGTTTTTGATAAATGTTTGTAGTATATTTGTACTGTCGGCTCCGCCGCTGTAAGACAGTGCTAAATGATCGTATTTTTCTCTTAACTGGATAGCCCGTTTTTTATACAAATCCGAGACAGTCTCAGTGACCGGAACCTTCCAATCTATTTGTGAAAAAACTTCATCATAAAAACTCCATTCAACTGTAGTAGTTTTATCGCAAGTACTTGCGTATATAAGAGCATCTACTTTACTATCAAATGCCAAGTTCTTGACATAATAAATACCATTTTGCATGTGTTTTATTTTACTACCATTAAAGAGTTGTATTTTAATAAGTGATTTTGTATGTTTTCAATTTTCAATGTGTTGATAATTTTATAATTAACTTTATTAAACATTGCTTGTACTTCTGGAGTAGTTAGAACATTATTAATACGGTTGTTCATTTCGATTAAATCTTCCTGAGAGTAGTTTTTTAGAGATGACATACCTAGGAAATTTGCTACACCAATAGCCTCAGGGTATTCAGTATTTAAATTTGGGCCAACAGCATTAGCAGAAGATGTATCTACATTGATGTGGCCTAGCATTCTTAATTTTCCTGATTCTGCTAATCCAAGTAGTGGACTAATGCCTCCAACAAACAAATCTAGTTCGCCGGAATTTAGTGATGCGGCTGCATCACCAGGTTGTTTATATTGTACCCATGTAACAGGAGTATTTCCAATAATCTTACTAGCAATACTTTTAGATCCAAGTCCTTCAAATCCAACCATGATAGGTTTATTAGTTGTGCTAGAATTAAGTAGACTTTTTAATGTTTTGTGCGGATTGGTATTTCCTGTAATATAGTAAATACCAGTAAAACTCATAATGTTAATTAATTTTATTTCTTGATAAACATGGTGGAAAGTCTCTGGAACGTTAACTTTGTATAAAACTGCATCTGTAGCTCCGGTTCCACAAATCATTACAAAATCTTTTTCGTGTATGGCTTCCTGTAGTGCAATAAGGCCACCGGCGCCAGCTTTTGGGATCACAACTGCTGATGCATTGTAAATTCTATTATATGCTTCTACGATGCTCAAACATACAGGTGTAACACCACTGTAAGAAACATATACCTTTATCTTTGTTGGAATCTCTGCATTAGCAAATACACTAGCTAACATAAACATACAAGCTATCAATATTTTTTTCACTTTATCACCCTTATTAAAATATGAAATATTTAGCGAGTAGTTTATTCTTGTTAAAATTTTCTAATCAAAGAAGACTAATTAGTTGTTGTTTGTTGTACAATGAAGTATTGTGTGATATATTGATGCTATTGATATATATATTTTGAAATTCTAATAATTCTTGAACAGCACACTGTTTTGGAATAATATTGTTGCCTTCAAATCCGTTTCGTTTGGGTCTTATTGCAATTTCTGGCCATAATTTTTTGTACAAAAAATGTTTTATTTGATCGTAGTCTACATCAACTTTTGAATTTACTAAATTTTGTATTCTTGGCAGTAGTGCATGTGATACTAAAACTTCCGGAGAATATTCGTACCAATCTGCAATCATAGTTCTGTTAATACTGGAACAATATATACTTTGTCCGTGCCAACTTTCTTCGAGATGAAACTGCCAGTTACCGTTGTTAAATTTCCACGAAGGAACGCCTTCGCCCATCAGCGGAATATTGTCTAAGTATTCTATCATTTTCATGTGTGGCAGTGTGCCGGCCCTCTGGAAATAGCCAATTTTCCAAATATCGTATGCATCCGTTTCAAAAAACTTTGCCAGATCAAAATCAATGACTGTGGGAGTAACATTTAATTCTTCACATATACGCAAAGCATGTCGAACATCGTGGCAATTGTAATCTTTTTCATATTTGAAAATAAAAACGTTAATGGGTATTTTTAATTCAACATGACAGCGTAATACAATTTCACTGTCAATACCACCGGAAAACAGCAAATCAAACGGCTCGTTAAAACTGTCTCGTATTACCCTAGTATTTTCTAACAACTCTTGTTTGTGAGATTTTAAAGGACGAAGGATTGTTTTGTTAATCTGGAATTCAAACTTGGACTGTGGTGTGGTCTTGCTTCCAAATTTGACACCATCGTAAGTCCATGCAAGCCAGTTGTCCTTATAGAACATCGTTAAGAAATTGTTTTGCTGGCTGTTATATTATTGGCGGTGTTGTGAGCAACTATTTTAACCTGCTCTTCCACCGATCGTGCATCATTCCGAAATGTATCATAATCTGCTTGTGAGGTATATGACACAACATGTGTTCTAGACAGCATATCAGACGCTGATGTCCAACCATAAACGGTACGGTGACGGATATCGTTGTATTTTTGTATATAATCAACGAAATCTTTTGAGGCTCTGAACCAGGCAACATCTAGCGTTGGTCTAGTTTCGGTATATGTTATGGTTACTGTTGACATAATGTTCTCCAATGCTGTATTTAGCATAAATTTTTACAGCTTGTAGAGTCTAGACCTATGTCCTTTTAACCCTGTGCTAATATCTCCGTCAGTACAATTAGTAGAGTTTATATTTTTACGCAAATAATCAATAGCCTCTCGGTAGTTAAATTTTTGCAATTCGCTAGCAATATCCCAAAACCACTGATCTTTCTTCCTAGGGCCGCCGCCAGTTAATATGCCTTTTGATACTTGAAAAGGAACTTCAGGAGAAGATGGATAAATTATAGGATGAAGCACAGCCCTAAGTTCTCCTATATGCGTGTTAATATCACATACTAGTGTTCGTATTCTAAGATCCAACTCGCAATGTTGTTTAACTTGTTGTGCTTGTTTCACAGCAATTTCCGGCATATCTGGAGTCCAATAAAAGAATTCAGTATAGTATGCTTTGTCAGATATTTCTCGTTTTGTTAAATCTATTGGAGGAGCATGCAATGCTGTGACGTCTAAAAAATACGAATAGTAATCTTGCCCGTCGTACATGAGTAAAGGTTTATCAGTGCCAATAAGTTGGGCTATACGTTTTCCTGTATCGCATAATTTTAAAATATGTTTATCTGTAAAGGCTGAGTGCTGTCTAGCTAAAGGATTCAGGGCCAGTGTAACACCAAATGGATGTTGTTCAAACCAGTCGTCGTGATTAAACAGTTCTATCAATCCTTGTGACGTATCTTGGTATCTAATAACAGTGTTAGGATGTATTGAATTTGTTAACTCATTGAGAATAGGCACAGCAGAGTAGGGGATTTCGCTGTACACATTAGCATCGGAGGTGTCTTCAGTATTGAATGTGTGTTTGACTGGCTCTGGACTTTGCATCACAATCTCATCTACAAAAATATCATTGTTAACAAATGCTCTTAACATGTTTGAACTATCAGCACCGCCGCTGAAATATAGTGCGAGATAATCATAATTATTTCTAAGTTGTTGAGCTCTTTTTTTGTACAATTCATCCAAACTTTCAGGAACTGGGACGCTCCAGTCAATTGCACCGTATACCGTGTCATTGAATATCCACTCTAATGGCTGTTTAGTTTTAGTGTGTTCAATCAGGGCCAATGTTTTGTGATGAAATTTCTTCCATCCAACCTGATAGTAGCCTAGTCTATCTATATTTGTCATATTCTTGTTCTATCACTGTTTTTATTTCATCGTAATTGATTGGAGGCATTATTTTTACTATACCCGTACTATCTAAATTCATAGTGGTAATCAGATTTTCGTAAGTAAAGGTTTCGTCAAAATTGATATCCGAGCTATTAAATACTCTATCGTTGTTAATGACGGATTGTATTGTGTAATTAATAAGATTCATATCTATGTCCACGGTGTATTCTACTCCTCTTGCATACCGGTCGTTAGAATTCCAAATCCGTGTAGAATGTGCGATGTATTGACTAACAATGTGATCTATTTTATTTGCTCTTGTGAGTTTAATTTTATAACAATCTGTTTTGAGAATTGTTTGGTATACTTCGTTATTTACAAGTTGATGAGCTATAATTTTTAGTACATAATCAGTGCTTCCAGCGGCGAGCCATCTTTCAAAAGCTTCAAATTCTTCTACACTCTTGTTAGGCTCTGACCAAATTTTTATCCCATGCATATTTCCAAGATACCAGGCAAATGCAGTTGATCCAGATCGAGTACTTGCCACTATCACTATAGGTCTTTTGTTCATACTTTATATATGCTTGCAAATTTCAGCCACAAAAAAGCTACCAACGTAGCCTTTCTTGTTATTCCAAATTAGATTAAAATGAGCGTGAGTAGAACAAGCTGTGACCATCTTGACGTGAATCACCAGTGATTCGGTCATAACGGAATCCAACTGAATCCTTGTTGTTGACAGCATATGTTACACCAACACGAACTGTGTCAGTTGTGTATTTGTTAACATTGGTATTTTCCAGGGCTGTGCGATAACGATAGCCAACTCTAGCTGTTAAGCTAGGGCTCAGTGGCACAGTGACACCGGGCTCAACAGAGTAGTATGTGAAACTACCGGCAGTGCTATACCTTTGTCCAAGACCGATCCTGGTGTATCCTTTAACCGAACTGAATAATGGCACAGTAGCAGTGCCGCCAATTTCTAATCGTGTGCTGACTGAATTTGTGTTGTCAGTTTGACTAGATGAAAATTGAGTATGAACATCAAATGTATTGTTGACACGTTCTCTTAATGTGAAGCTAGCACTCATTTGATCGTTGCCGCCTATGGTGTTGCCGTTTGTGCCTTCCACTGTGACTGAACCTGCTGATACCATGCCACTGATTGCTAGTGCAACTAAACCTGTTAAAATTTTCTTCATTTACTTCTCCTTTGTTTGAATGACTTGATGTCACTGAGCTTTATATATGTTTTTTCATCGGATAGTTCAGAATATTTAATCCAATATATCAAACAGTTAAACTATGGGTCTTTTTAAAAATATAAATGCCTTCGCTTTTGTAGCTGTTCTGTAGTTTGTTGTTGCCCACGCCCGGCCTCACATTCAACAGCATGTCCACAGTTTCTTGGTATTCAAACCCCAGTTTCTTGCTGAGTTGTATCCAAGTGTCTACAATTTTGGTGGGCTCTTTACCAACTTTGTAGTCTGCAATATTCACAGCATAGATAGCATCATCTGCTAGACCAGTGTGTAACATACGTAATGTTGGTTCCACATACAATTCAAACCAAGCTTCTCTATTGGAATAGCGATTCATGCATTGAGTTGGCTCGTCGCAATATATTTCCAAATTGAAATAAGGTGGACTTGAAAATGCCGCATCATATTTGCCAGATTCAGGATCAAAATCTTCACTGCCTGAGTGATGCATCTCGAACCCAGTGCCTATCACATCAGTAATTAACTTGCCCAGTGCTGATAATCCATTATAAGTTTTTGTGTTTGGATCAATGCCAGTGTAATGATATCGCATACCACTGGTCATTGCTCCCAGCATGCGGCCGCCGTATCCTGAACTAAAGTCTAATACATTGCCAAACATATTGGGACATATGTATTCCCATACGGCTGTGGCGTTCAAGGGTTTGAAGTTTTGTATGGTGCCGCCACTTACCAACTCAAGAGCCCGTCTAACGTTGATTGGTAATGCAGTCTTTTCGCCTTCGTCCCTGTGTTTATAACATAGATTAATTGCTCGTCGTAATTTCCTATCGTCGTGGAAACGACTTTCCAAACTCACAGTTTTACTTCCTGCGGTAGTTGCTTCCTGCATATTGGGGAACCAAAATCTTGAAAGTCCCAATCCTGCAGTGTTACCAACAGGTATAGTTTTGTTTTTTACTGTGGGACTTTTGCCTCTTAAATTTAAAATTTCATCTCTGCATCCATCTAAACTATAATAGGTTATTGGAAGTATATCAATACTACGATAGATATCAAATACAGAGTCTTCGATTGCCAGTTTTCCAGCATCAGTTTCATTGGTCCACAGTTCTTTGTTTAATTTAGACAAATCTGGGTACACTGATTCGTACCCAGTAGATGTGGGTTCTACTGATGTATAATCCCACTCCTTACAAAGATGACCAAAATAATTAGTTATCAGATTGTCCATTAGAGCCTTTGCGCCAATCTTCACTAATGATAGTCTTGTCCGAGTTGCAATTCAAACACATGGATCGAATATTTTCCTCAGAGTCGTCACCACCGTCTGCTTGTCTAATTTGATGGTCGCCAATGATACGATTGCGACACAGCCTATTAAACAACACAGGACTAGTTGTTTCTAGTGTAGGATATTTTAGTCTAACCTGTTCAGACACATCTACCCCGCACTCGTCACAAATCCATTTGCGATGTAAAGTGTGCAGTCTGTTTATCTTACCAGGTCCGCCGTATTCAACCAGTTTAAGACTGTGTTCTCTACACAGTAGATCACTGCCAGGCCCCTCAAACATGGACAGAGGATTTTTACACCCGTCCATGCAACAGATTCGATTTTGTCGAATCTGTTCTTTGAGGATACCTTGACCTTTTAACTTGTCTTTACTAGGGTCACGTAGTGTAGTCATTTTACCACAAGTCTGCTTTGTTAACAACAGTAAAACCATTGTTAGGTACAAACTTGGGAGTCTTCAACTTGGTGCTCTTTTTAAGTTGAGCAATCAAGAATGGAATACCTGTACGCATCTCTGTTGTAAACCCACGCACAATGATGTCTCCGTTTGAATCAACATCCATGCTGCCGGTGTTAGCGGAACGATACCAATTTTTGTATGCTGTTTGCACCTTGTCCCAAAACGGGCTTGACGGACTAAAGTCTGCACCAAAATTTTGTTTGGTAAAGTTAACAAACTCCAACAAGTATGCATCGTCCACCACAACATCTTGCTCGTAGCAAAGATTGAAATACTCGTACAACTGTCTAGCTTCCTTGGGTTCTACAGGACGCTGTTCATTTAAGAAACTCCAGTAACGTGCGAACATACGAGTAACTTCTGGATGCTTGCGAGTCTTCAAACTCTTGCTCATTAGCGTGTCAGCCAACAAGGTAAATGCACCAGGCTGGTCGTCATCACCTAATTTGCTGTGCGTGGCAAACAGGCCTGCGGCCGCAAGATAATCGTTCTTGAGTGCTGTATCGGTCCACTCTGTATCAGTGGCGCCGTCAACTTTGGCACCATTGACCATTTGGCAATAGATATCAATAAAGTCTAGTTCTTGTTTGGCATCGCCGTTCAACAAAATAAAGTTACGACGGATTTCTAATTTGTGTTTGACATTGTAAACAACAACTGGAATCATTGCCTTTGCTGTTTGCTCGCCAAATACTTTGGTAAGGATAATGTAGAGTGCAATAGCAGTGTGCTGCCCGTCCCAGGCAATATAATAACCAGGTTTGTTTTCATCTTCATACACTTGAATAGCCATAGTCATTGTGCTACGGAAGTTCTGCAGAATATTTAGAATATGTCGCATATTCAAACTACGTTGCATAGTAGTATCAATTAGGATTTTATCCATTGCAACTTGAATTGCTTCACACAATTGCAAATCCACAAACTTTTGCCATTCTGTGTGCCTCCGTTTGAATTCGTCCACTACTGCTACCAACATGGGAGCAAACATAGGTGCAAATTTCAATGCTTCATTTAGTCGTTGCTGTAACGATATGAAGTTGGAGGTGCTGTTGAGATATCGCCCGTTGACAATTTGAGCGTGAGTTAGTGCTGTCATTTTAGTTTAGTTTCCTTTTTTGCGGGCATCTTGCCCATTTGTTCGGTCTTACACGACCATATGCACAACGGAACTGTTGCGCATCTAGTAATTATATGTTCTATTGGCGCAACAGTCAACTAAAAATGTCATTAATTTACTCAAAAGAAAAGCACCCGAAGGTGCTTTCTAGTTATTGGTTTACAAGGTGACTAACCCCGGAGTTGCGGTTTCTTAGGCCGCCATTTCCAATTCTGCTTCATTAGCAGCTGCCAATGTCACAGGAACTTGGAAATACTCGAATGTAGATGTTTTTGCATTTACGTTTATTTGCTTGATTTACAGTCATCGCCTACTGAGTTGCCGTCTCTATTATCTCACCCTGTCGAAACCATGGCAGGCCCATCATAAGGAAACTTTTCGCCAGTAAGTGGTAAAGTCCGGAGTAATAACATATTCCCAGCCTGGACGAATATGTTCTGGGTGTATACTTTCTTTACCGTTACTATGTTTGAAAAATTTCATAAACTTCCTTATGGTGGACCTGGCGGGAGTCGAACCCGCGTCCAGAATGCCTTCACTTTGAAGGGATTACAACTATTCTTTTAGTCAACGTTTCTTTTTGGTAGCACGGCGGGCCGCACGTTCCATTGGTGTTCTTTTCTTCTGTGCCATGTTGCTCTCCGTATTATCTCAATTACTTGGGTTGAATATTTGCTGCCTGCAAGCCTTTTTGACCTTGTACCACATCAAAACTAACTGCCTGATTCTCTTGCAAGACTTTGAATCCTGATGTTTGAATCGCTGTGTAGTGAGCGAAGAGATCCTCGCCACCGCCGTCTGGAGTAATAAACCCAAAACCTTTGGTTTCATTAAACCATTTTACTTTACCTGTTGCCATTTACTTAATTTCCTATTAAAACACTATTATAGTGCCATGTATTTAGTATAGCAAGTGGTTTGAATTAAAAAAACTTATAAATATACTATTACTCCGGGAGCAAATCGATGTCATTAATCGACTCAGTATTGAATTTAGTCACAAAACAACCAAAAGATCCAGACGCACCTAAGCCTCCAGTGGGATCACGCTCAGAGCGTGAAGCAAAAATCAAA